GTTGGTGAAAGCATAAACCTCAAAAGGAATATTAACTTTTTTGCAGAACCACACAAGGTTGAAGAGTTGCTTGCAAGTGTCAAGCATTACATGAGACATAGAACCACTCCAGTCCAACACAAATACCAGACCATGATTCTTACCATCAGGAATCACAGAAACCTTCTTGAACAAATCCTCATTATACTTATAGGTATGAAGACGAGCAGTATCAAGAACACCAGTGCGAGCAGTTGACGCACGAGCATACTGGTCTGCTGCTTTACGGCACTCAAACTCTTTCACAAGATAGTTGACTTCTTTCTGTGCAGAAGACTTGAACTTTTTAAACTCTACATCAGATTCTTTGTAAAGATTTGAGGGAACGATTTCTTTATCTTTTGCCCATGCATTATGTTGATTTTGCTGATACTGAAAAGAATTATCAATCTCTTTATGTACATCAGAATTTTTGGCAATGATAGTATTAAGATTTAATTCAGGAACTTCTACATAAGTATTCTCAGACTGATCATATCCAACAAGATTACGAATTTTTTCTTCTAAAGAATCTGCAGTATGAACTTCGGGTTCACTTTCTTCTTCAGCAAAACTTGTTGGAGTTTGATCTCCTTGAGCTGTGCCTCCATAAGAACCATCATCTTCCTGTGGTTGTGAGTTATTGTTATCGTTATCTTGCTCAGAAGAGGAATCATTAGTCTCTATTACCTCATTTGCAGGAGACTGAGAATCTCCCTTCATTTCATGAGAATCAAGGTCAGCAATCTTTTGTTCTTGTTCTTTTTCTTTTTTACAATACTTGTAAAGTTCCTCTGCAGCAATCAAAACATCAGCAAAAGTTTCAGAATAAGAAATCAAATCAAGGATTTCTTGCTCCTTTTGATTAAAATCAAGAGTTACAAAATTGCCAATCTTGAAATAAAGATTTACACGATCGGCAAGATTAAAGGTAGAAATATCATCATCAGCAATCTGGAAGAAATCTTCTTCGTTAAGTTCTTTGTATCCATTGAAAAAAGTTTTAGCAAGTCCAGCATACTTGCGCTTCATCAGTTTCTCGATGCGAGCATCTTCAACGATGTTTACGAATTGGGGAGGAATTTTTACTTTATCCGTCCAATCCTCATCAGGAGTAAACAGTGCGTGTCCAACTTCATGACCAACAAGAAGATCGTAAACGATACCACTTGCTTTATTCCACAAAGGAAGTGTCAGAACACGAGTATGGACATTGAAGCAGGCAGTGGAGACTTTTTTATGCTCTACCACCAAATCCTCAGTAGCAAGAAGTTTGGCAAGTTGAGACTTGATTTCGTGTGAAACAGACATTGGTTTGTTGCGTATGAATATACGATACAAAAGAACCTCGCTTTTTGGGCGAGGTCATGTGACACTTTTTAAAGTGGGCAAGACGTGCTTTCGCTTGCCTCAGTGCTTGCGGTTTTAGTTTTCGTTTCTGTTCTTTCTTGGAGTGGTGCTGCCAGTTTGGGGTGTTCATTGTTCTTTAGCAGTTTAGGGAACCATACGGGAAAAACCTTTAACTTTCTCAAACTTTATGACACTTTCAAATTTGTCCTCTAACCCATTTTTATGAGAGATGACAAAGATATTAGAATCTTTGATTATAAATCTAACAATTTTTAGAAAATCATCAGTACCATATCCATCAAGAGAACTATCAAAAATTTCATCCATGATCAAAAGGTTTGTATTAGTGGAGTTTTTAATCTTTGAAATTTCTCTCCATGCAAAAAGCAAAGCGAGATCTATTCTTTGTTTTTCTCCTTCACTAAAAGATTGATAAGAAAAATCTTCATGAATAGGAGATTCTACAGTTTCCTTAAATTCTTCATCAAGTTTAAAGTTGATGTAAAAATCCATCAACTCAAGATATCTATTAATCTGTTTATTTATTATTGGAAGATATTTTTTTATGATTTTAGACTTTACTCCAGAATCTTTCAATAACTCTGATATAAACTTATGATTTTCTATTTCTTCTTCAACTATTTTAGATTCTTTAGTACAATCATCTAAATCTTGTTGAAACTTTTCTAGTTTATCATTTTCAATAGTTCTGTTTTCATTGTCGGTGAGAGTTTTTTGAACTTCATATTGTAATGATTGGATTTGTCCATGTATGGAAGAAATCCTAGAGCTTTTTTTAGAAATGTCATGCGTTAAGTTAGTTACTACAGAAGAAATTTCGATGAACTTTTGTTCTCTTATTTCCTCATCACTAATAGCTTTTTCAAGCTCATCATAAGCATTCTGTAAATCTTTTGCTTTTATTTTAGCATCACTAATCTTATTTAACCTAAATGTATTCTCTATACTTTGAGTACAGGTTGGGCAAACCGTATTTTCTTCAAAAAACTTATATTCTTCTACTATAGTAGAAACTTTTTGCGATAGTTTTCCTTTAATATTTCCTAACTTACGTAACTTATCTGATGCTTTGGAATATTTTTCTAACTGTATTTTTAAATCATTTATCTTATCTTCACATTCAATAACTTCTTTTTCTATTTCATTTTCTTCTGAGATTAGATTATTAATCTCCTTTGTTTTACTTTTAATATATTCTTTCCCTCTATTTTCAATATCTAAAATAAAACTTTTTTGCATTTGGCATTTTTCTTCTAGAGATTCTTTTTTTAAGTCTAGTTTAATAGTTTCATTTTTGAGATTCTTAAGTTTATCTTTTATGACATGATTCATCAAAGAAAATATTTTAATATCAAGAAGATCTTCAATAACTTCCCTACGACTTCCCGCAGGAAGTTGCATAAAAGGAACAAAGTTACTACTACCAAGAATAACAATCTGAGTAAATGAGCTGTAGTTCATTCTCAAAACATTTTGCTCAAACCATTTTTGTTGTTCTGCTGAAGATGAATCTTGATCTAGCATTTCATCATTTTTGTAGATTTTAAAAATATTTGGTTTTATTCCTCTACAAACTTTTCAATCTACAGTTCCTATAGTGAACTCAATCTCAACCAAACAATCTTTATCATTTGTAGAATTTATTAGTTGTGGTTTATTGATTCCTCTAAAAGACTTACTAAAAAGAGAAAAAGTTAATGCATCCAAAAAAGTACTTTTTCCAGATCCATTCTGACCAATAATCAAGGTAGTATTACTCTTATTTAAATCTATTTCTGTGAAACTATTTCCAGAAGAAAGGAAATTTTTGTATCTGATCTTTTTGAAAGTAATCATAAATCTGGTGGTATTACAAAATCATCGATGGTAAATATTTTATACTTATGCCCGTGCATTTCACAAGCTTGAACTAAAAGTTCTTCTTGAACTTCTATACAGTTCATTTTAGGTGAGCCATTTTCTTCAAGCATCATAGCAAATCTTACAGCATCATCTTCTTCTTCAAAAATATACAAGATTTTTTCCCCATATTCATCTCGTACTGAGTAAGCACCATCGTCTTCTCTTCCATCTATAGTTATTATATACATTTAAGAAATCTCAAACGCTTCTTTATATATTTTTCTAACTATTCTCTTTATTTCATTTTTATTTAAATCAATATCAGTCTCTTCGATATGTTTATCTAAAATAGAAACTGTATTTTCCAAATCAATTTCATCTTCAACAAACATTTCTTCAGAAGTAAAAAGTTCTGTTATTTTTACTTCATGAGCATTTGATTGATAAATCTTGTCTAAGAACTTTTCATATTGTTTTGGTTTTGTTTTATTTTTTACAATAACTTTAATAAACTTATTTTCATATTCTGATGAATCAAAATGCAAATATTTAAATGAATCTTTTTCATTTTTATCATCATATTCTAAAACATGAAAAAGTTTATATGGATTATTGATATGAAAATGTTCTAAAGTTTCTGTATCAAATATTGTAAATCCTCTTGTGTCGTCCACATCACTCCAAAACATTTCGTAAGGATTTCCCAAGTAAAAAATTCTTCCATCATCAGATCTGGTATGATAATGTCCAGAAAAAACTTTAGAAAACTTTTTGAATGGGGTGCTTTCTATTCCATGATCCATAACAATCTGAGGATTAACTCTAAAACCATTTATTTCAAGATGTCCCATTGCACAAGAACATTTTGTATTTTTAATAAGAGAAAGAGAAGTATCTTGATTGTTTTCATTTATCCAAGGTAAAAATAAAATATCAAGTCCACCAATAGTTACTTCTTGCGGATTAGAATATGTTTTTATATTTGGATATTGTTTAAGAAGTAAATCTGGAGAATTTACTTTACTAGTATTTTTAAAATATGTATCATGATTTCCTACTATCATATGGACATCATATTTTGAAAGCGGATCAAAAACTACTTCCTTAGACCATTCTAGTGAAGTATATTCTATTGATTTACGACTATCAAAAGCATCTCCCATATGAATTATGGTATTTATTTTATACTTTTCAAGTGTAGGAAAGAATATATTTTTATAAAAAAGTTCAAAGTAGTCATGAAATACTTTAGATCCCTTGCGGGCTCCATAATGAGTGTCTGTAATAATAGCTACTTTCATTAATACCTGATTTTCATGTGAACGCTTTCTTTAATGCTATTATAGTCAGAATAATTTGAGTTGTCAATGGTATTTGTATCATCCCAAAATACCTCATCATATCCTGTTTTTTCTAATATTTTATTCTTAATCTCTAACTGCCTTTTTTCTTTTTGTATTCTTCTCAAAAATGCATAATGAATAATCTGAGTAAAATACGCAAAAGGATTCTTTGATTTATCAGAGTTAAAGTTATGAATATATTGGACGCAGTTTTCTATTCCATCTGAAATCATATCATCAATAAACAAATAATTGATAAAGTTTGTTTTATATGAAAGATGAGTTGCAATCTTTAAAAAACATTGTCCAATATACTTTGGTATTACTGGTTTTGTATCCCACAACTTCGATCTTTCTTCTTTGGTTGGAATTTTACCAAACTCATTAAAATAAGATTTTTCTACAGAAATTTGGTAATCAATAAGAGCAGAAAGAAACTCTTTATTGTTGACATAGTGTTCTGATCTTTTTCCTCTAGGCATTGTTGTATAAATCATTTTTATTGCTGAATAATATATAGATATTATAACATATTCAGAAGATTAATCAACTTGACAAGACCCCAAGAATTCGTGTATAATCTCTTTGTCGCTCTTTGATGATTAATTTAGCTATTATTATAGATCTTTTCTAAAATCTCTTTAAATCTAGAGACGCTAGAAACATATCCCATATCTCTAGTTATTTCAGAATCAGTATCATTTAGAGATCTTTTAGAGGAGATACCAAACTTTTTTGTAAATGATGTGTGCATTTTTATCATTTCCATGTTATTTGATTGACTGATTGTCAAAATATCATTCATCTTAACAATAAACATATCCTCATCAGTTGTCTTTAACCAAGGTTCAACTTTATATCCATGTCCATGTCTTGTTTTCAGTTCTTTTACTGTAATAGGATTAGTTACTATTAGTAAATCTTCTCCTTCTTCTTCAGAGTGAGAAACTATTGCAAATATTTCTTCACCATTTTTAAATTTAATTGATGCATAAAAATCTTCTTCCATCATAGAGATAAGTTAACTGGGATTATTTCATAGTTAAAGTTTTCTTCGTTATATATTTTTATTCTTTCAATAAAGTGATTTAAAGTATAATTTTTTTGTGAGTTATATGTACAATCATCAGCAATATCATAAAGAACTGCTTTTGTTTTATTATTCCCTTTTCTTAGAACTCTACCTATAGATTGTAGGTTTCTTATTCTTGATTTACTTGGGGATGCAAAAACAACGTTATGTAAGTTTTTAATGTTAATGCCAGTAGAGAATACTCCGTAAGAAGCAATAATGATTGCATTATTTTCTCTTTCCGTTATTTCTCTAACTTTTTCTCTCTCGACTGTATCAACACCTCCATGAACAAAAAATACTTTTCTGTTCTCTTCGGTAGAATTATTTATTAGTTCAAAAAGTGGAACACCATGACCTTCTATTCGTGAAAACAGAACAAGAGTATTTCCTGTTAAACTTACCACTAAGTTTTTAATGAACTTATTCCTTTTTGTATTATTAATAATGAATTGAACTTCATCTTCAAAAGTATTAAACTTTTGGGGATTGTGTTTTAGAGTTAAGCATCTTATATTAAGTTTAGATAGATGTCCTTTATCCATTAACTCTTTAGTTCTTGTTACTTTATATGATGGTCCAAAAACTCCTTCTAAGACCCATTTATGCGTCTGTGTGCCGTCTAAAGTTCCTGTGAACCCAAATCTATATTTGCATGAATGTAACTTATTCATTATGCTTATCAGAGACTTGCTTTTGAAAAGATGAGCTTCATCTCCAATCACTACATCATATTCTGAATACCAACTTTTCTCCAACTTGTAGATAGATTGCCAAGTTGTTATTGTTACTTGGCAATTATTTGTTTTTTCTCTACCACTATAAATCTTATGACAATATGAATCAGCATCCCAACCATAATCTTGGAAATCCTTGTACATCTGCTCTACAAGAGATGTCGTTGGAACAACTAAAAGAATTTTTTTATTTTTATCCACATAATATCTTACAACAGAATAAATCATCAACGATTTGCCAGATGCAGTGGGGCTTATTAATAATTTTCTGTTATACCTTAGAGCACCATATACTGCCTCAATTTGATAATCACGAGGTTTGAAAGCACATATAGAATGCATATAATCTTTTACGCCTTCTAATGAAATTTCTTCATTTACTTCAAATGGAAGACCATAAAACTTATTTTCTATAAACTCGTATGTATAATTGTGTAGTTTTAACTTTTCAATAACTTTATCCAATAAACCAACATATATTTCTCCAGTATGAACTGAAAGAAGGCGTATCATTCCATCCCAATGCTTACTTCTCATCTGAGGCATAAACTTTGCACCAGGAACCTCAAATGTAAAATATTCTTGCATTTCATATAAAATATGAGGTTCACATTCTAACTTAATGTAAACCTCATTCTTTTTATGTATTTTTACGTCACACATATAACAAAAAATCTTTGTTATACTTATTTATGTGTGCTTATCCTAACCCTGATTGAAATCTCATAAACTCAATAGAGTTTTTAATTTGATATGTTCTATTATGAATCTGCTTTAAAATATCTTCAATATATTTTAACATAACATCATAATATTCTACTTTTAAAGTTATTTGAGATAAACTTTGATCAGCATCTAAATATCTTTCCATATCAGTTTTATCTCTTATTTTTTTGGGAAAAGGATTTTCAATATAAACATCTGGATCTGCTTTACCAGAATAATATTGATGCTTTTCGTGCCTTATTTTTCTTTTCTGCTGATCTGCTTTTTTTCTCAATAAAACTATGTTATTATACAAATCAAAATACTTTGCATGTAATGATGGACATTTTAAACTTTCTTCGTGAAGATTATCAATATCTATTTTGGAATCATTTTCCCACATAGATTGTATTTTTTCAAGATCAATCATATACGTTTCTTAAAAATTCTCCTTGAGAGTCTGTAATATTATACATCATATATTTAAAACTGACATCAGCTGTAAAATATTCTTCATCCGTACTTGTGGCATCAAAATTTAATTCTGATAATCTATATGGAAACATTCGTTTAAAAATAATATTATAGTTATTATTTTCATTGCTAGTAGTTACTAATAATGTTCCATCAGAATATAAGTTCATATCAGTTTTATAATCTGGTACGTTTTGATATGCTTCTAGGTTATTTTGAAAATCATATATTTCTGCTAGATTTTCTGGAAATCCTAAACCTCTCATCCAATGCTGTATTTCCATATAGTTTCTTAAATCTTCATCAACAAGAAATCTAAGATTAAAATCATCAAAAACCATATTATCCCCAGGAACTGGTATTGGATTGAGATAGTTTGGTTGTTCTGCCACACCAAGAGTCATTCCTGGAATATTGACAGAGTTTGCAAAGAAAGAAACTTTCGGTGCTCTGTTCAAAATAAATCTAAATTTTACTGTTGATAAAAAGTTTCTATTTTGTACACTTTCATACTCAAATTTTTTATAACTTTCTGTCATTTTTTTATTGTTTTTAAGTATTTAGATAAAGATAAAAAAAGAGACCCTTTCGGGTCTCTGTGTATATTTAAACCTATTAGGTTTGGATCACATAAGGTTCTTAACAAGAACTCTTCTGTAATAACGGTTGGTGTCTGCTGCAAGGCGACCAAGTGTGGTTGATGCGCCAGAAGCAAGTCCACCTTCAGCGAATGGATTAGCAACAAGACCATAACGAGTCTTAAATCCAATCTTAGGCTGGAAGGAGTTTTCTCCAACTGCACGTACCATCTGTAGGGGTACATATGGGCAGTAGAATAGACCTGCATCATAAGGGGAAGAACCCTTATAACCTACAACATAATACTGGTTACCACCAACGTTGCCAGCACTACCAGAACGATTAGTTAGGTTAGCAGCATATGGGTCAATATATACGCGATACTTGCCCATTAGAGTACCAGCAAAGGTATTGCCAGTATCATCTACGTTGAGGTTTGCATTTAGTGCAGGGGTATAATCAAGTACACCTGCCATGGTTAGAGCGGAAGCAACATCTGCGGAGCAGAGGATGATGTTGCCCTTTCCACGACGAGTTCTGGTTGCGATTTGGTTAGCATCGCGCTCGATTTGGAAAAGTAGACCCTTGAACTTCTCAACTGACCAACGACCGTTGGAGTCAACATCAAGGTCAAACTGACCAGAAACAGCAACATTCTGCTGAGCACCAGCTTCTGCAGTGATGTAGATGCTACGGATAACTTCACGGTTGATTTCAGCAAGAATCTCGCTAGAAAGAATGTTAGCAAGTTCTGCCTCAGCATTTAGACCGTGGATTGCCTTGAGGTCTTGAGCGAGTTCTAGTGAATACTCAGCTTTGAGTGCTCTTGACTTTGCAGCAACGGTGATCTTCTCGATTGAGAAGGCCATTTCGTTGAAACCTGCATTGTCACCATAACCTAGACCTTCTGCATCTCCAGTGTTCATACCACCAGAAACGTTATACTCGCCAGAAGCGTTTAGAAGACCTGGGTTGGTGTTGCCAGATTGTGCTGCAGTTGTACCAATACCGACATCACCAGATGGGCTGGTATATCCAGTTTGTGCAAGATCGCCAGCAGTATTCTGACCAGAGAAGCGAGTATCTGCTTCATCAAATAGTGCTTCCTGACCATTCTGATCAGTATAGCGTGAACGCATTGCAAAGATTAGTCCAGTAGGACCAGTCATTGGTTGAACGCCAGCGAGGTCATAAGCGACCAGGTTAGGCATAGAACGTCTGATTAGAGAAATCAGTACGGGATCAAAACCAGCTACAGGACCGCCTTCAGCGGAAGCACCTGTAAATCCACCAGTGCCAGCTGACATTGTTGGAGATTCAGTAAGGAATGAACCTGACTGATTGAAAGCTTGTTGCTCTCTTAGGAATTTTTCTTGGTTTTCTAGCAGGACAGCAGTTACAGCCTTTCTATGTGAATCTTTGATTGGATCAAGACCCTCATGGTTAAGAAGGGGTGCCCACTTTTCCTGCAATCTTTCTGATTGAAACATTGCGGTTTACCTCTTAAAGTGTGTTTGATTTAATATTAAATTCAGTTTTTAGCAATTTTAGAAGCCATCTGTAGATATGCATTCATCTGCTCTGAGATATACTCAGCATTGATATCTGCTTCTTCAGTTAGATTTTCTGCCTTTGCTTTTGGGGTAGAAGTTTTTGATGGGAAATATGATTCCCTCAAAGCTACCAACTTTTCACGATATTCTTTTTCACTTCCAAACTCAACACTTTCAGCAAGTGAAGCGAGCTTTTCTTTTTGAGAGAGTGCTAGACCCTCTGAAACGTTATCAAAGATTCCATCAGCAACCGACTCTGCAAGACGCTTGTTGAGTGAAATGTTCTTCTCAATTTGCTCGTTGAGTTTTGTCTCCATTTCATCAAGTTTTTCTACCATACTATTAAGTACATCATATTTCTCTTCAGGGATTGATACATAATGTGCTTCAAAAAGGTCTTTTAGACCATTCATGAAGGACTCAGAGAGTTCTTCTTTTAGACCTTTTTCAACAGAGAGTTGATTTTCAGAAATCCACTCATCTGCAACATACTCTAGATATGAATCGACACGTTCTTGAAGTGCTGTTTTAATTTCAGCAACTTCTTCTGCTAATGCATTTTCATAATGCTCTTCGAGTTGCTCTTTGATTTCAGCAACTTTAGACTTTAGTGCAGATTCAAATACTAACTTTGCCTTTTCTTTAAATTCTTCGGAGAGTTCGACTTCTTCAGTATTTAAGATAGCATTAACATCTTCTTCGATATCATACTCATCTTCAACTTCTTCTGTCTCTTCTTCAACTTCTTCATCGACTTCTTCTTCAGCAATCACTTCTTCATTATCAATTTCATCTTCTTCCTCAGAGATTAATTCATCATCAATCTCTTCTTCTTCTTTAACTGCTCCAGCAGGAAGTTTTTCCATTGGTTCAGCAGGCTTAGCGCCTCTGTTTACTACATCCTTCACAGTCTTTAGTGAAGGCTCTTTAAATTTTGCTGAATCGTCGTCAGACTTGTAGTTTTCTGGTGTAGGTCCACCAAGATCCTCCCAGGATCCACTTTGACCTGCTACTGCTCCAGCAGCAAGCTTTGGCATTGGATCTCCAGCTTTAGCGCCAGAATTAACGGCGGTCTTGGATTGAGCAGTGCCTACTTCCATTTCTTGTAAGTTGTTTCCACTAGACATTTAAAACTCTCCGATTACCTTTTACGTTATGAAATCTATATTTATTTATACTTTATTAATTTCCACTAGATAAATTATAGTGAATTTAAGAAGTTATTAAATAAATCAATCTTATGTTCATCAAGTTTTTTCTGATCAACAAGATGATTTACTCTTCTTTTTACTTGCTCAGCATATTTTTCGCGGAGAATTCCACCCTCCCATACCCACTCTTTTCCTTCCATAATTCCCTGAACAAATGCATCAGGTGCTGAAGGATCAGCAACAATATCAGCTGCTGTAGCAAGCATGAAATCTTCACCTACTTGTTTATATCCTTCTTTTGTAGTGATTAAAGAACCAATACCACGAGAAGAAACTCCAAGAGTAACTCCATCTTTAAGTAAAGATTCTGCAATCTTACCCATTGGAGTTGAAAGAATTTGTGCTTTTCCAACAAAATTGTTTCCTTCTTTTTGAAGATCTACAATCTTATGTGAAACTCTATCAAGATTTACAGTAGGTCCATCTGGATGACCAAGCTCTCCAAGAGCACGTCCCTTTAAAACATATTGTTCATTATAACGCTTCACTTCCTTTTCCATAATGGACATAGGATACATACGACCATTTCTATTAACACATTCTGCTTGTAAAAATGGTCCTTTGATATAAAGTTTAGCTTCCTTTCCAGTTCCTTCTGTAATAAGCTCTACTTTTTCAATCTCTTCTCTTATTAGTTTCATTTTTTTTAACTTGTAAATGCTACTTTTGCTACTTTTACTGCAGTGTTAGATGACCAAATAATATCTTGTGGTCCTTTCTCAACAAATTCAACAGATTCAGATGCCATTGTCATAGTGCATGTGCTTGCATATCCAGAAATAGTGCTTTTAGCAATACTTACTGTAGAAACACCTGTATGACCATTCCATACTCTTAAACAAGTAGCATTTGATGCAGTATTTACATCTGATGCATTTACTGTTAGAGCATTTTCTCCATCAATTAATAATGTTCTTTGTGACATGGTTTTAAAAAAATAAGTTTTTATTCTTCACCGTCAAAATATTCTTCTGATTCATCACTACCAAAAATAGAGTTTGAAACAGAAGGTTTTAAAGAAGTTACTCTTTCTGATGCTTTTGAATATAAAAGATCTTTAATTTTATCGCTGATATTTGCTGGTGAATCATCAGCAATAATCATATCCATTAGTTCATCCATGATTTTGTTTTGATATTACAATATTATTATTTATATCTCTCCTCCTTTAGGAGCTTGCACAGGTTTTTCATCAATCTGAGGTTCTAAAGGAACTTGTCCCATTTCTCCGTTCATAGTATCCATTGGCATTCCAGTTTCTGGATCTACTGGTATGCTTGGATCAGGAATAACACCATCTTTGATTTCTTTTTTAATAAGTTTATCTTGCTCTATTATTTCTTCATCAGTCTGGCGAAGAATTTTTCTTCTCAAATAATCCTGAGAAAAATATCTACCAACATATGGCTCAGCAGTAACTGCTAGATTTAATCTTTCTGTTAATAGTTCAGATTCTTTTAACTCTGAGAAGTGATTATCATATAAGAAGTCATACTGTATATGCTGAGACATTTTTTCCCAATCTTCTGGAGTCACAACATTTTTTAAAAGTAACTGAGTTCTCAACATATCATTGAATAGATTTGAAAATCTTTTTCTTAAACGTCCAACAAACTTAGTAAACTTAAGTTCATCTCTTAAGATTTCAGAAGATCTGCCCAAGTTAAACCCACCTTCTCCATCCATTCTTGAGGGTGGAACATTAAGTGCTCTGTATAGTTTTTTCTTAAAATATTCAATATCAGTGATTTCTCCAAGATTTTGGCCTCCTGGCAAAGTTGAGATTTCTGTTCCCCTTCCACCCTCTCTGCGAGGCAACCAAAAATCTTCAAGCATTGACATGTACTTTTTGTCATCTCTTATTTCTCCAGTATTTGCATCATAAACTAGCTTGTTGCGATAACGCATCATTACGTCACGCAAATATTGTTCTGCTTTTACTTTTGGTAAGTTGCCAACATCAATATAAAATATACGACGTTCTGGTGCTCTGGATAATCTGTAAATAACCAGAGAGTCTTCAATCATTCTTAGTTGATTGAGAGCTTTGATGGACTTATGTAAATATGAAAGAACAGTATTTTTATTTCTATCTACTAATCCAGAACTGCAATATGAAACAGCATCTTTTGCAATTTTTATAGCACCTGATGGATTATTTTGAGTATTTAATCCGCTAGTTTTTGGTGTGTATTCAAAATACTCATCAATGATTGGAAAATCCAAGTTCATTGGATCATCCTTTTTAGATACAATGTTAATATCTAAGTTATTTTTTTTCTTTTTTGCCCTAACGTATCTCATTTTTAAGGCATCAATATGCCTTAATTCTTGTATTCCTTCCTGTGGATTTTTAATATCTATTACTTTATGATAATAAATTCTACCATCAATATACCAGTTTCTATAAATCTCATGACATTTTTTGTCAAAATCTAAAATATCTAAAATATTTTTAAACTCTTCTCTGATTTTTGTTTTTAAACTCTCACTAGCATTTAAATTTGATAACTCAATCTGAACAGGAACATCATATGTATCAGATACTATAGCTTCATTTACAATATCTTCAATGGCGCTATCAACTTCTGGATGTAGAGACATTTCTCTATATCTTTTGATTAAATCATGCTCAGTTTTATATACTCCCTCAATATCAACTGATGTTCCAAAAAATCCACTTGTTAGATAATAATCAACCCCATCCTCATTATTTTGAGGAATGGGGGATATCAGATCTTTAGAGTTATCTTTGTTATCATCAATTGAGAATCCAAACAATCTCGCCATTATTAAGTCCTATATACTACTTATTGTATATATTATTTATTATCCTTGAGCAACGTTAGTTCCAGCTCTTTCTGGATACCAGAATTGTACTTGGAATTCGACAGTAAACTCTTCAATGGTGTCCGTATTTTCATATGAAAGATCAATAGCAGAAATACTAGTTGGGAAAATATCCTTAAACTTGTATTGTGCTAGAACATTTGCATTTCCACCAGTTCCTGTTCCAGTTTCTCTACCGATTGATGCTCTACCAAGTTGAAGAACAGTAGCATCTGTCATATAATCGTTTGGATTTGTTATTCCACTATGATCAGAATACTGATTTACATTTTGCATCCAAGATTCAAATACTCTTCTGTGATCAAAAGCTTCATCATTAATAACAGTGATTGTCCAAACATCAAAAGTTCTGTCTCCAGCAACTTTCAATGTACGACCTCTGAATGGAACTTCGATTGGATTTATGGTAGATGCAGGAAGAGCTGCTGCTTTACATAAAAATGTAAAGTTTTCTGAATCATATACTCCAGTACCATCTCCTTGAATTCCTAAGTCGATACCACCAGGGATAGAAGGTAGTTGAACTTCAAAAAGATTTGGTCTTGCTCCTCCACCAATCAACTTAGATTTGAACTGGGATAAGCTTTTTAGGGTTGCCATTTTTTTAGTGCCTCCTTAGTAGTTATGTTAAGTGTTTATCAAACAGTTCCAACAACTTCTTCAAACGCAACACCTGTTCTAGTTGCTACGAATGTTAGAGTTACATAGTTAATAGACTTAGCAGGCTTCAAGAAGATGTCTGCTCTAAACTCATTATTATCAATAACATCTGGGGTATTATTTGATTCATCACATACAACTAAGAAACCATATAAACCTCTTTTAGCTTTAATATCTCTTAGATATGGTTCAACAATGTTCACAAAGTTCGCTCTTGTAATCTCATCATTTAGTTCGAATAACTGAGCTTCAGCAGATCTTTGAAGTGCTTGTTCAACAGTTAAGAATAAACGACGAACATTAATTCTATCGAATGCAGATGCATATCCAAGAGCAGTTTTATCACCAAACAACATAATTCCTATTCCTGGTTTATTAACAACAGAGTTAATTCTTGCAGGATATAACTTATCTCTTTGTGGTTTTGTTGGATTATATGCAAGTTTAATAGCATTATTTAATAATCCTCTTTGCTGACCTGCAGGAGAGAACCAAGGATATGCAAAAATTGAAGTTCTCACACACAATCCAGCAATATCAGCGTTGCAAGGAACATAACGGAACTTATTATTGAATCTATCGTAAGTATACTTATATCCACTATCAAATATTGCATAAGATGAAGATTCTAGAGGAGCAAAAAACTCAATAATATTATCTGTTTGTCTATTTTTGTTTGAAACATTTACAAGATCATCTCTATGAGGAGAAATAACTGCAATACAATCTTTTCTTCCATTTGCAAGGGCAATTAAATGATTTGCCTTTGCTTGTGAAGCAAACTTATTATTCATGCCTGGACCCATGATTAAATAATCAACTTCAACTTCATCTTTATCTTCAAATAGATTATATGAAGTGAAGATACTACCCAAATCTGCTTCTAATGATTGAGTCTCTGTAATAGATGTTTTAGCATTATAATCAAGTCCACCACTTAAAGTATATGTGACATTTCCAAGAGCACTAAAAGTTTTGCTCTGAGCTGGTTCATTCCAGCTACCATCAGAATCACTTACTGGAGAGAAGTTTGTTGAAAATCCAGTAGCAACAACTTCTTCATATGTGTAAAGATTATCGGAAGGATTATCACCGACAAAAATATAATCGGAATATTTTGCAATATATTCTTTCCACCATATTTTTAATGGTGCATTTTCAGAAGAAGTTGCATCAGTTGCTTTTGATAAAAATAGGTGCTTTTCTAAAAGATTTCCCTGAATACCAGTAACATTACCAGTATCATCAATGACTGCTATATGCATAGCATCATTTTTACCATTTCTTTCTGCTACAAACTGACTTGTAGTTGGTTTTGGAGCGATGGATCTCCATAAAATTTTCGCATTTTCTAACTCAATTATTTGTTCATCATACCAATCTGTAGCATCAGATTCTGCACTTCCTAAAGTTGCAGAAGCATTTGAAATCACATTTCCAGATGATCCTAAGACAACGATTGTATTTCCTGGTCTAAAAGATCTTAGTTGACTTCTTTCTTTATATGATATTGGAGTAACAACTCCGTTTGTAGATACTAGTCCAGTAACTTTAACATCAATAGTGCTATTACCAACTCCTGTTACTATTCCTCTTAAACTACCAGTGAATAGAGAAGTTGTTCCGATACCAGCAGAAGGAATACTTGTTAGTGCTGTTGAAACAGCATAACCAACAACAATATTAGCAGTTGCAGCTGCTCCAACATTAAGAATTTGATCTGCTTTGTCATCAATAACGCAAATTTTTAAATCATTTGACCAAGAACCAGGATTTTTTGCTGCAAAAATATAGTCTGCAATGTCATCTGCCCAAAACTCTTCATAGTTTTCATAGTTTAAAATCTTTAAAGCAGATGTTGATGCAATAGAAACACCTCCAGGACCTCTAATAGCAGAAGCATTTTTGAACTGATCATCTCCAGTTCTAACAACTTTCAGAACTCCTCCATAGGAAAGAAATGCTGAAGCTGACATCCAATACTCATATTGTGCATCCGTAGATTGAGGTCTTCCAAAAACATCAATCAGTTCTTGCTCAGTGGTGATGTCGGTAACATCATTTACAGGTCCCTTAACAAAAGGTCCGCAAATACCACCAATATTATCAAGTACATTATCAGCTCTTCCTACAGTTAAATCAACTTCCCTGACTAATACGCCAGGAGATAATTGAGGAGTTGCCATTTTTTAGTTCTCCGTATTACTCAGTTTATCTAAAAATATTTAGTAATACGTATACTTTCAGTTGATAAAACAATGCATGAACAACTACCAATCAGGATATTCCCACTTATCATTGACTTTAGGTGTCATTCTATTTGATATTACCCTTTTTATTGTACATTCTTTACACTCATATGCATAAGAAGATAGATTGTATTTATTCCTTCTTATTTTATAAAATCCATCAATAAGATCTTTTCTTTTACCACATTTTTTACAAGTTCTTTCTGTTAAATATAAATGCTCTTCATTAAAATGGTTTGATAAATCCATATTATCTATAATCCCACATGTACGACATGTCACCATATTCATCAGTAAACCATCTATCGCCATCAGGATCTACAAAAGAGGATCCTTCATCTAAACCATCAACAATAAAACCAAATGGGGACATATCCTGTTCTATTTGGTTTTTTTGTTCTTCATATAATCTTTTTCTAATATCTTGATCTGTTAGTTCTTTAAAATAATCTTGAGCAACTAACCATGCATAAATCACAAGACACATTGCTAGGTCATCATTACATCCATCTTCAGCTTCAAATGAATTATTTTTTTGTATAAATGTAGTTAACTCTGAGATTATTTCATAGTCATTAAATATTAGTTTATCTTCTTCAATCATAGTTTTTAGATTGAGAGCACCAACTTTTTTTACGGTTTTAGACATTTTTACACCAAGTTGAGTCTTTTTACCACTAAAACCCTGACCTACAATTTGACCTGCTCTACCTCTCATAGAACACATAAGAAGATTTTGATATTCTAAATCGTATTGGATAATACTTGCTACTTGATCTCCAATATCATTAACTTCACAAAGAATATACGCTCCATTGTAGTTTTTTGCAACGTCATATATGATATTCGGAAATAGCATAGGTTTTATCTCATTATTTCTATACTTTGCAACTACTTTATGAGGAAATTCTGTTATATCTACAACTATAAATGCAGAATAATCTTCACTAACTCCTCTAGCTACGTCTACCGTAATAACATAATCGTGATTTTTTTCTACTTCCTTATAAACATCTAATCCAACATTTTGTTTGATTGGATTATCATATATCATAGATTTGAGTTTGCTAGGTGCAATAAGAGTATCAACAGAACCTAGAAACTCACATTCAAACTCAACTTTAAACTGCTGCTCTGAAGTGTTTGCTATAGTTTGAGCTTTCCATGCAGCATCTCTTCCAGGAACTTCGGACCAATGTACTTCTGTTGGAATATATTCGTTTTTCTTTCTTTCTGCATCATGCCAAAATCTATAAAAATGGTTCATACCGTGAGGAGTAGAAACCATGATTACTTTTGTGTTTTTACCAGAAGTAATAGTAGGATAAACAGAGGCAAAAAACGAGTCAGCAATGTGATTTGGGACAAAAGCGAACTCGTCGAGAAAGAGGATGTTAAACGACATACCTCGGACAGCACTTGCAGACGTAGAAGCAGCCAAAATCTTTGATCCATTTTCTAACTCAATGTTACCTCTATTCCATGCTATGATACCTTGTTGCATCCATTTAGGCAAATTTTCATAAGCAGTTGCTAATCTACCAAGAAGTTCTCTTGCAGTTGCCGCTTTGTTTGCTAGAATACCAATATTAACGCTATCATTAAAAATCAGATAATGTAACAAATATGAAACTACAGTTGTAGATTTACCAGTCTGCCTTGGCATTTTGCAGATATTAAATCTATTATTGTGGAAATTTTTGATTAAATTTTCTTGAAAGTCGTATGGATGAAACTGAGTTAGACCTTCATCAAGAGAAACAATCTTAATATAGTTATGTGCAAAATACACAGGATCATCTTTACATTTAATAAATTCTTCAATTTGATCTTGCGTAAACTCAATCTGTGTATTTGCTTTTTTTAGATTGGGATTACCTAAGTATACTTCACTCATAATTCGTTTTTAATCAACAGTAAATCAAAAGAAGCGGTATATCTACCATTATTACTTCTTGTCGTTAATCTTACATCTATATCAGAATGTTCTGTTATTTTTTGTGGAAATGCAAACTTATAAAAATATTCTCCACCAGATCCACTAACTTCAAAGGTATGTCCAACCCTAAATGCTTGTCCAATCGTATTATACCTAATCATCATAAATCCAGTAGCATCTGCACCTGCCTGAGCACTACATACACCCTGATATAAGTATCCAGTATATCCGTTTGGTATCGTATATATTGACATTAGAGTTTGTCCAAGTCCTGCGTTAATCCTAAGAACTTGTGTTCCTTCTCTAGAAAAATTTAATTCTCCTACATTTGTGGATCCAGTTTTTACGTATCCACGAAAAACTCTTTTAAAAATTTTAGTTCCAGTAACAGTTCCTGTACTTGATAATGTGAAATCTTCTTCAATAATATCCCAATTTGAATCTAGACCAACAATAGTTACAACTTTACTATTATCATCTGCACCAACTTGTTCTGCTACAAGAACCCCAGGAGTATTAAAAGCACTCCAAGGATAAAGAGTATCTCCCTTATCCCAAACTGTTGCGGTAGTATTTGTTGATTGTGATGGAGTTGCTCCGAACTTGTGAATGGTTGATGCTCCACGAACTTTTCCGCGAGCAACATTTAAATCAAATTGTTCATCCCAAATAAAGCTATCAAAAGACATAACTAATCAATCCATTGAAGTTTTGCTGGATGGTATCTTTGTACTTTTTCTATATTTGGATTGTTATCTTCAACTGGATATATGTTATGAACAACTGCTCCAGGATAATCTTTTTGCAACATTTCACACAATTCAGGTTTTGATGGAATCCCAGTTTTTGTCAACATAGAAAATCTATGCAAACTTCCCTGCCACATTACATCTGCAAGATATTTCTCAGATATATCCTCGTTTTTTTGATCTGAGTTAATGTAAATATTACCAGTAAAATCTCCAGAAATATTTACAGATTCTGAAATAAACTGTTTAAATGATTTCATCTTCCTTAGTGTTATTATTTTGCGTTATTGTCCCAGTATTTTGTTCCATATGCACATTCTGATCTTGCTTCCATTTTTTTACATTTAGGGCAATATTTTTTTTCTGATTCTTCAGAGACTTGGACTATTGGTTTTCCTGGCTCGTAATCAGATACATGAAAACTGTATACTCGTGCTCCTGGATATACTTTTTCTATTTCAACTTGAATATCCTTTCTACTTGGAAGTTTTGTTTGTGGGAAAAACATCTTTATTCCATGATAAGAACCTTTCCAAGTTAAGTTAACCAATACAATATTTCCAGTTTTTGCTGGAATTCTAATCGCTTCGGAAACTAATGGATCTGGTGTGATTAAATCAACAACCTCTAAAAAAGTATTTCCATTAGCATCTTCGATTGTTACTTTATTTTCTTTTTCTTCAACATTTAAAGTCTTGGGATAGTTCTTATCCCCACGCTTTGCTGGCGCTTTTCCACGCTTTCTTTTAGCCCAAACATTTGGCCAGAGTCCTTCATTTTTTTTCTCTTGAAGGATTTCTTCTACGATTTTATCTACTAAAGAGACTTCATTTTTTATAAAACTTGGAATATCTACTCTTGCAGAAGGACGTAATTTCGCTTTAGCAACATTGGATTCATTTTCATTAGGTGATTTTATCATCTTACGAATTTTGTTCTGTCTTTTTGCAGAAGAATGCTCTGGTTTATTGATTGGGTGATTTAAACTCATGGTTTTAAATATTCTTCCTTTTAATATTTATTCTTCTTTTATTTTTTGTTGTTTCAATAGTTTTGCTAAATCTGCTGTTGATCCAACAAAAAGTGCATTTGTAACGTTTGTTGGAGATTTTTTTGTTCTATCCTCATCAATATCTTTCATTTTTTTCTGAAGATCTATAAGTTTATCTGTAGTATCTGATACATTTTTTATGAGTTGACCAAGCACTTCATATGCTCTTGCAGATTCTGTTTCTTGAGCTAACTCAAGAACACTATCAATAGCTTCTTGACCTTTTTCTATAATGGAATATAAATTTCCTCTAGAATATTCATAATCTTTTTTAATATGATCTATTTCCTTAGAAATTTTATCATCACTAACCACTTCAACATCTTTTTTTATAGTACATTCATCTTCAGAATCCTCTGAAATATTAAATGCATCGTCTAAACCATCGAATGCTTTCTTCATAACTTTATTTAAAATGAGCTCATATCAAAACCAAATGTATCACCAAGTTCAACAAGGTCATTATCTTGATTTGTAATAAGTTTAATATCTGTACCAGAAACATGCTGAGTTATCTTAGTGCCATAAGATCCTCTTTCAACTTCAATACTATTTCCAGATATTTTAACAACTTTCATAGTTTCACCGTCAATAGTTATATAGTTATTTTTTGATAAACCAGAACTATCATCTACATTTAATGTAGATGTAGATATTTCCATATTACTTAGCAATACTGTAGATATTGTATTTGTATAACTTTTGGTTGCGACTGGTGTAGTGATAGTTGTAATCTGCCTTGTAGCAGCAGCTTGATCTCCTCCAAAATACCCAATTTCGACCTTTTTGATAATATCTCCAGCAGGTTTTGATGGAACTGGTCCAAACAAATAAGTTTTTGCACTAAACTTTAAAGAATATATTAAAGATCTTCTAGTTGTAAAATCACCCTCATAATCATCCTCCATAGTAATATTATTTAAAGTAAAAGGAACATCTCTTTTTTCTCCAATAGAATCAACTAAATCTATAGTTAATGTATAAGAAGGTTGAAAATATGGTAATATTTGCTCTACAATTTGAAGCATATCATCATTATGTTTTGTCATAATATTAAGTTCAAATTCCATATTATATGGAACTGGCATATACATTTTTTTAATAGATGATTTATCAGTTTTATCTGATACTAAAAATGATTGAGTAGTAGTTACTTTTCTAGAACCATCATAGCTTAATCCAACAAACTCAAATGACATTCTTGGAAGAGTTATTCTTACAGGATTGTTTAAATCTTCTGGAGATTGCTCAAGTCTTGCTAAAAACTTTTGCTTTGGTCCATATGCTAGAGGAACTTTAATTTCCGATATTACTTCACCATTTGCATTTGTTGTTTTTATTTTTATATTATTAAATAATGTACCAAATCCAATAATAGTATTTCTTAAAATTTGGTGATAAAAATATTCGAACATTTATAAATCTCCTATACTCTTCCAAATGGATTTTTTTCTGTGAAATCAACTATTTTATCTGCCTGTACTTGAATATTATAGTTGTCTTCATACTTACCATATTTATTACTAGAATCATTTGCATCTTCTAAATTATCTTCATAAGCAGTTTTTATAGTAAATGTTGCGCTAGATGCAGATCCAACAACTTGTTCATTATTATAAAACTTACCAAGAACATTAGAAAGTTCTAATACTCCAGTAACAATATTCCAAGATTTGACTATTCCTGTAGATCCACTTAATGAACCAGTTACAGTTTCATTATATTTGAATGTACCACTTCCAGGAATAAGTAGATCTGGATCAGAAATTGTAACACTAGGAACCGTAGTATAACCTAGACCAGCATTTGTTAAGTACACTGCAGTTACTACTCCCACCTCATTAATCACTGCGATAGCTTTTGCTACTGCAGTTTGTACTCCTACATAATCATCTGGAGGAGAAATCGTAACTGTTGGTGGATTTATGTATCCAGATCCTCCCTGTATTAATCTAACACTTTCTAATCCACCAAACCCAACTGTTGCTGTAGCATCAACACCTGATCCAGTATTTTCATCTAAGAAAATAATTTTTGGTGGAGAACTTGTAGTATATCCAAAACCAGAGTTAATAATATTGATAGAATCTACTGATTGAAAATTACTTGGTCCCCTCATACTTACAACACCTATTGCTTGGGATCCAAAAGCATTTCCACCTAATCCACCTACAACTCTAGGAAGAGCAATTTTAATAGTAGGAGGACTTGTATATCCTTTTCCACCATCAACTAAATTGATAGAAATAATACCATCATCTCTTGGAGTACTAACATACGCTGTAGCAGTTACTCCACCACCAACAAACATTTGAAGTGTATGAATATACCCAATATCTTCAGTATTATCATCTATCATCTCAATACTAGTATCAATAATCTCATCCTGATATCTAAACAACTCACATCTTAGTTCATAAACATAGTTTTTATTTAACTGATAGAAAGGTTTTTCATGCTCCACATATTTTATTTCAAATATTCTATCTCCAAGAGGAAAATATATTAGATCACCTTCTTTAGGTCTAGATCCTAGTTTTATTCCATCTAAATTATCAACTAAAGGTTGAATATATGTTTCATATCTATCTCTAGAGATTATAAGAGTTATATCATCTACTTCCTCTATACCAAACTTTGATAATAAAGTACCTTGTCCACCATAACCATCATAAGTATCTAAATATGCTTCTATAGGAAATGCATTACTAAACTTAGAACTTACTACTTCTTTTATTATACTTTTTTCAGAAACATACTCTCTTGGAAGATAATAAACATCAACACCATACATTTTTAGTTGTTCATTTATTAAATCTTGAACAAGATTCTGTTCTCCCTTTGATCCCTGTAAAAAGAATGGATTTAACATAATATTAACCTATCATATCTAATGGTGGCAGTTCATAATCATATGACATTTGTTGCATTAAAGTATCTATTTCTACCTGAGCATCATCATATAATTGCCTACCATTAAACTCTACTCCACCTGGCAACTTAACACCAGTAAACTTTATTAAATTTTGACCCCATTGCCTTTTTATTAAAGAAGTTAAATATTTTTTGACAAAACTATCATTCCATACTTTCGAATAATCATTTGGATCTAAAAGTCTGTAACAATCTATTACAAAATATTGCCCAGGCGTAACTGTATTCCAATCAATATCTAGATATAACCTATCTTGTCTTTTATTATATCTAATTTGCTTTTGTGTTGTTAATAAGAAATCAATATCTTCAAGATATGTTTTGGTCATCGCATAAGTCAATAACTCAGTAGATCCCCAGTAATAAATATCATTTAAAAATAACTGATATTTTACACTAAACATTCCACTAGATACAGAATTAGATCCTTCAAATCTAAAAATTCTATTAATACCTGTAACATACTCTGGAACTTTAATATAGTTACCATTTTCATAGTATGTAAATGTTGTAGCTGTTCCTGCTACTGAAGTAGTTATATTACTAACATCTACACCTAAACCAGATGAAGATTTTGCTTTTCCTCTATCAATATCATTTTGAGTGACTTTATATTTTAAAAATGTTGGATAAACTCCATCAAAATGTCTCTCTTGAAAGAACTGCAATGCATCATCAACAAGATCTTCGATTTGTTCTTCTGCAACATTTATTTCTAAAACTGGTGCTCCAAGCTTTCTTAAGCAATAATCTATTAATTCTTGTCTTGTTGATGGTTGTGCCATTATAGGTTAGAAAGAACTTCTTGTTGTTTTAAATATAACTTAATATATGATTTAGTTAAATCTTTCAAAAAATTAATATCACTTATATTATCTATATCTCTACACATTTTCTCAAACTCGAAGTTTTTTGTTAGAGATTCTAGTGATATTTTTTTATGATCCATTTTTACTAATCTCCAATAGTAGATTTTTTATTTCATTTATATTTGATTTTATATCATCTAACTCTTTTTCTATGTTATCAATCCTACCATTTTCAACTTTTCTTCTTTTTTTATTATTTAAATATGATTCATATTCTTGTTTATTAGTGTTTATTATTGCATTGCTAACCTCATCTCTATAAAGATGAGGTTCATTTTTTACTTTTACTTTATTCATTATGCTAACCCGATTACTCTTAAATCTCTAAATCTTGGAGGGAACGCCTGATTCGTAGATGTTCCTAAAAGTTTTATTGAGAAGAAGTTAAATGGTTCAAGGTTGTCAATATTAAACTCCAAATCAATAAAATCACTATCTCCAGGATAATAGTTTAAAGCACTAGTCCTATTATATTGTTTATCAGGAGTTCCATCATTTCTAGAAATATCAATGACTTCTCCAGAAGCTAATCTATTTCTATATCCTGGGAAAGGATAATAGATTGGATTCTCGGAAGCATTTTTCATTATTGCAAAAAATGCTCTAACATCTGTGTATTGATTTACATAAGATTCTACAAGAACTCTTAATGAAGTTGCAGGAAACTCTAGTTCAATAGGTTTAGTATGATATATAAATGCTGTTGGGTCATCAGATACAGATCCAGTTCTTGGATCATTAATATAATCAGTTATAGGAGAATTAACTCTATTAGATACAAATATTGCACCTAAACGATCAAGATCAATAATAGGACTAATAACTGGTTGGTCTGTTGAAAGATTTAGTGTTATCTCAAGAGATTTATTTCCTGGGATTTGATCAGAAAAAGCTAGTTCATTGATTCTAGATGCAATGATCCTTGGTGAATCAAAATAGTTATCTTCATTTAATGTGATTGGAACTGTTCCTGCATCCCTAAATGATTCTTCATTTCCAGAAATACTAGTGCCTGTTGTTGTTCTAACTGTTGCTTCTAAAGTAGCATCTGGTAATACCAATGCACTTATGATTGGGTGAATCATTTCATAATTTATATTTTTAGAAGCATATATTGATTTACCTCCTCCAGATTTAGTGCTATTAAAGTAAAGCTTTGGATCTGGAACACTTGTACTTCTATCAGTTCCATTAGATGAAGTATCAATTTTAATAGTGTATGTATCAAGAGTGATAGGATTACTTACAGTAGAATCTTGTAAGAAATGTTCTTTATTTATTCTCCTTAATGATATTCCATTATACTCATATTTAAATACCTTTTGATTTGCAGATGTTCTTCTTGGTACAGCAATATTAGATTGATCAACATCTCTAGCAATACCAGTTAGGAAGTTTCCAGAAATACCAGTATAAGAAATAATTTCATTTCCTACAGAAACATAACCAGGATTTGTAGCAGATACATCTACATTTTCAAAAGTCTCGAATAAAGACATATCGTCAGTATTGAGTTCTATATCTTGTGTTGAAGTAGATGTTAATGGTTCAACTAAAATAGCTGGAGCACTATCTGGTGAAACGCCAGATATCATAACTCTATTAGATTTTGAATGCATTCCATGATTTTTATGTGAAATCTCCATATGCAATCCATCATGTACATTTTCAATTGACGTTATATTAACTAGATTTCCATCTCCACCATTTGCAATAGCATTAAGAGTTGTAGTTCCAAATCCTACAACAGGATCTGTACAAGTAAAATATAATGGTTTTAAAGGAGAAGACTCAAATTCTCCTTGTATATTAGTTAACAATAACTCATTTGCTGCATATATTGAAGAAACCGACATTAAAAGGTTTCTACCAACAGAAGATATTCCTAACTGATCTACATATAACTCTTCACCAATAGTATACCCAGATCCACCATTAACGATTGTTGCTGCTATAGCTACTCCACCATCAATAGTAATATTTGCAGTTGCATTTTTGCCAGTTCCTGTTAATGATAGCAATGGAACATTTTCGAAAGTAAATGCTGGTACTCCAATCTCAAATGGTGTATATCCAATACCAGCATTAGTAAATGATAGATTTCCTGTTGCTATTCCAGCATTACCAGAATATGTTCCTGATGCATTATTTCCTTCTTGATAGATTGTATTACCAATCTTAAGAATAGTATCAGTTACAGTGGTTCCTAAAGATACTCTAGATGTATTAGAGTATGTTTTGATTGCATCTTGATAAAGATTATTAGTTTCTGAAAGATCAGTATTTACTAAAGTAACACTTCCTTGATCAACAAATCGTGCGTTATATAATGTAAACTTAAGATCTTCATATTGACTTGGAGTCCAAGTAGAACCATTTTGAGATTTAAATAGTGATCCGAGTTCATTTTGAGTGGTAATTGCTATCTCTTCTCCTTGAATATTAAAAGTAGTTTCACCTAATCTAGAAATCCAAACATAATAGTCCGTAACATCAGAAAGAAGTACAATACAATGTTCTTTATTTCCTTCCAAGTAAACTGGTCCTTGGAACGTTACTCTAGTTGCTACTGTAGCATCATCAGATACTTGAACTTGACTTGGTAATAGTTCTACTCTACTTAAAGGATAAACTTCAGTAGTAGGTAGACCCAACTCCATAGATCTTAGTTCAACATAAACTGGAAGATCTTCTGATTTTGCTTGGAAGAAAAGATCCATATGAGTCACAAATACTCCAGCCGCATTGGGAATAAAGAATGATTGTGCTAATGGATCGTGTCTGTTTGGTGGACGTGGTGGAGATACTGTAAACGACCATGTACTAGTTACACTATTAGTCGGCACAAATCTATTAGAAGTTGATCTAATAGCTCTTTCTCTACTAATAGTTGCAGATTCTATTAAAGTATTTCTTACTTGAATAGTTGTCTCTTGTGTTTGAGTAATAAATCCTGATGAATAGAACTGACCAGTAGCTTCTGTTGTTTCCACACCAAGAATAACGTCAATTGTTCTATCATTAGAAATTTTAAATGATATTGCTCCAGTTTGGAATCTTTGATTAGTCTCATCATTTGGACTTGGAACAAATAATGATCCTATTACAACACCTGCTTGATCTGTAAATATTCTCTTATTTGATATTGTAGCTACAGCGCCACTACTAGCTCCTTCAATTCTAGATCCTATTGGAGGATTTCCATAATATCCTGAAGAATAATCTCCTGAAGATGTTGTATCTAAATTGAGTATTGAAGAAGATTCGGTATATGATAATGGAAGATCACTTTGGTCATATGGATTTCTGTCATAAAAAGATTGAGCATTTGGATTACTTAAATCACCAAATTGATGATTTGGTGCTGCACATCTAAATAAAGCTATTTCTCTACCATCTTCATTGTAAAATATTACATCTTCTCCTACTTCAAAAACTCCATCGATCATTTCAATTTCTAATAACTTTGGAGTACATAAAGCAGTTACATCTTGATCATCAAAGAAAACATATAATAATGTACTGGGTTTCATTTTTTTAACAATGAACTCAATATTTCTAGATCTTAAGTAAGCAGCAGATTCTGCACTTACAACTCTATTTCCAAGATTTTTATCTTCAATTGGATTTGTTACTCTAGTTGAAGTTCCTTCTTGATTAGCAGTACCTGTTAAGGTTGTTTGAACTATGTTTCCAAAAGTTGTAGTAGTACCACCCCATACAGTATTTCCAGATTGACCACTCCAACTTGAACTGCGTGAAGATGTTCCAATAATAGCTTCAGAAGATCCAGTCCAATTATTTTGCCAAGAACCCCAAGCAACTGGATCGAATCCATCTTGAGATGCAAACTCTTCAGCAGTAAAACTAACATCTTCTTCAATAAGTCTACCTTCAATACCAGTAATAATCAAGGGTTCTAATATAGTTTCTTCACTCCAAATGTCTGATGATGGATTTAAATCAACCTGACCATAATAGTTAGTTACTAAATATGGAGTAACATTTACAACTCTTGTAGAATAAGATTGTCTTATTCTTATTTGTTCATTATAAGCGAGAGTTAAAAGTCCTTTACCAGTATTTTCAAATCTTGCTCCTCCACCACCAGTTATTTGAACATTATTTCCAATAATAGATTCAGCAGTTGCATATTTTACGTTATCATATTCTGATCTAGATATTCCTTTTACTGGAGATATTGTGGGAGATTTAGTGACTCCATAGTTATTAGTAGTTGCTATGGTCAAATCTAGTTCAGTGGTATATGCTGAAGGTCTAAGTTCCCTTTTTACTGGATCTATTGAGTTAGTAATCTTTCCAGGAACAATATATTGATTATTTCTATTTGAAAAATCATCTACAAAAAATCCAGATTTAAATCTTTCTAGTCCATTTTCATCTTTAACTGATAATGAAGATGTAGATTGCTCTAAAATATTTAAAGTTGTATAATATTCTAAGTTTTTAATCCTTTTTTCTAAATTAGAGATATCTGACATGCGATATCTCTTATATTTTAATAATCTTATATCTGTTGTTTCTTTAAGATTTTTTGAATATGGTTTTAAGTTAATAGATGCTATTTCTATAGCATTTGCTGGAGCTTCTGGTGGATCAAAAGATTCTGATGGAGTTCCTTGCTTGATAATAATTTGCTCATTAATATCTAAGAAAATTCTATCAGTTCTTCCTAGATAAAATGCATAATCTAATAAAATATCTTCATCAGAAACAAATATGTTTGAAGAAGAATTACCATCTGAACTAAACCTTCTTCCTAAAAACTCAAATGGAGATCTAGTCCCTTGAATAACATCAAATTTATCAACAATAGGTCTTATATCAATAATATCTGCTTTATCAATATTATTTGTCAATTGACCAATTTGATTTCTAGAAATATTAGAATATGAATTTACACAAATAATATCTCCCAAATCATCTTCAGGTATGTAAAGTCTTTCATAAACTACTTTTATTTTTCTAACAGGAGGAGCTGAATTCTCTACTCTTTTAATAAAAGAATATGAATAAACTTGATTTGTTTCCCCAGAGTTTAATCTATATCTGTTGGTAATATTTTCACTTTGAGTTGCAACATAGTTGACTACTGTGCCTTTTGCTCCTGTAGATTTAAATCTTAAAGTTTCTCCAGAAATAGGTACTTTACTATTTACTGGAATAACTTCAATAGTTGAAGAGTTTACAATAGAAACACAAATAAATACTGCTTCAGACTCTTCACCATAAAGCTTTTCTCCAACTCTAACCGCATTTGTAGTTGATGGAGATTCCTCTCTTGTTATAATATTAGTTAAAGATATTTTTGGCAGAATAGGATCTTCACTATTTCTAGATTCAAAAATACCATAAATTTTAACAACATCTGGATAGTTTAATGATATTTCTTGATCTTGAACTCTTGTTCCATATGCATAATTTCCATATGTTAAACCATCATTAAGTGTTGTTGCTCCGATACTTACATTATTGATACCAGATTCTTGTAATGCTGATTTATTGATTACTACAGATTCTAGTTTGTTTACTTTTTTTCTTGATTTTACGTTTGTTTTATATAAACTTGTTATAAATCTAGCATTTCCGCTAATAACATTAAGATTACTTAGAGTAAGTTCTCTTCCTCCATTTGAAAATGCAAAATTACCTCTCTCCAAAGGTACAATAGATCCATTAGTCAGTACTAAAGAATATCTCTCTTCATCATATGGCTGAAAAACTTCATTTGAGTTTAAAGTTGATGCTGCAATATTAAATCCATTACTTGAAATGGTTACGTCATATTCTTTTCTTATAGATATTCTAGAATTTGTTAAATCTACAGATTCAATACTTTGCTTAGGAATCTTTGTATATAGATTTGAATCTGGAGATGTTAATACTGTCGTTAATATTTGTAAGTTTTGTACAGATGTTGTTATTCCAGGCAAGTTTCCTATACAAATATCCGCTACAGAAGTAACTGGTTGTATAACAATACTATTAGTATTTACTAAAGAAATTTTAGCAAAGTTTGGAACTACATTTTCTCCCAAAGTATAAGATATAATATCTCCATCTTCACAAATTGATCCAAAATCAATATTTGTACTAGTTACAGTTGATACCCCAGAAGATTCTGCTTGAATAACTGCTCCGCCTACAAAAACTTTTCTATTTTGCTTTACATCAGCATTAAATGTTGATATTCCAGATTGACCAAATATTGATTTTACATCATCAGATCCATACTTTCTAATACTCTTTACAATTCTAGTTTGGCCGTCAGAGAAAGATATTTTTTCTCCAATAGAATATTTTCCAAAACTACTATATGCAGTGATTATTCCTGAATTTGTAGCATTAAATCTTAGATATCCATATGATCCAGTATATCTACCTTCGATCTTTGATGGAGAAGATACAGTTATTGGTTCATTTAAAGTAATTTCTGTATAAAAATCTGTATCATATAAGTTTATATCCCATTCATTTAAATCTAAGTTTATAATATTATATGAACCAGATTCTAAAGCAAAATCATAAACTCTTGATATTCCAATTTCTTTTCCTGAAGATTCTAAGTCTGATGCCCCCAATCTAGAATCTCTTAAAGAAACTGTGTATGTTGATATTCCAATTTCTGGTGTTCCATATACTCTATTTAATGTATATGAAGATCCTGTAGAGTATTGAATAGACTGATCTTTTAGTATTTTTGTCGTTCTTGGTTTTTCAAAATCTAATAATGTACTAGATAATCTTTCTATTTCATATCCCTTAACATAAGCTTTTCCTGGGGATATTTTATAAACTCCCATACTTTCGGAAGGAGTGTTTTGTTGTCTCGTTAACTCTGTTTCTTTATAAAGACCTCTACTTCCCTCAAGATCATTTAAAGATTCTTCAACACTTACACTAAAAGGTTTAATATAATAATCTCCAGATTCATCATAAGTTCTTCTTGCTAACTCATTACCAATCTCATTGTATTCTGGATTTCTATTTAAAAATATAATATTTCCTTCTTCAACTCTAGTTAATTCTACAAAATCATCAGATTGATCATCATCAATAGGTAATGATGCAAGACTGGCACTAATCTTTAATCTGTCTGCACCTGGAGCTGAATAGTTTGAGAACCCTCTAGAGTTATCAAATAATGTTGGATCATTATCAGAAGAAATGATTTCTTCTTTAATACGTAATCCTATTCTACAACTTGTTAAAAAGTTAAATCTATCTACTACTAATAACTCTTCATTTACATTTACAAAGTTACCTCTTAAAAAATATACCCCTTCACTGATTATAGCAGCAGCACCAATTACTGGATTTTTTACTAATAAAAACTCTTGTCCAGATCTAATCGTAATATCATCAATAACACTAATATTAGAATATTGATATTGACCAGATATATTATTAGATCTATTTGCAGATACAAAAGTTTCCTGAGTTGTTGTATCACCATAAATATCTGTACTACTCTGTGTCGATACATTAATACGAGTAGTTGAAGTAGTTCCCCTTTTTAATATTGGTAGTATTTCAGATTCAGAAATTAATGTTTCTCCAGGAAGAAAATCAGTTTCATTATTAGATCCAGTATTTAAATATTGGAAATATACAATAGTATTATTTAAATCATTATAATCTTTTTTCCTTAAAACTTTTACAACCTTTGCTCTTAAACCAGTCTCCTTTCCTACAATAACAAAACCATATAGTTTAGAATCATTAATATATTCGTCTACATTTATGGCATTAAATGTATTTTCTACCTCTACACCAACTATTCTTGTAAAACTAATGTTTCCTGGGATTACTACAGAACCTTCTTTAAATACATGATTTCCGAACTGTTCAATTTGATTTTGTAAAATTGATTGAACATTTGATAACTCTCTAGCTTGGATAGGATATCCAGGTTTAAATAAGACTTTATAGTAGTTTTTATCTTCGTCAAAGTCATCAAAATATGGAAAAACGTTGAGATTTGTTTTTGATGGCATAATTCTTTAAAATTGCAAAATTACTTTAATATCTTCTTTTTGGTTTTGAGATCTTGTAATAGAAGGTCTATTATCAACGTATATTATATTTCCAGAGTATTTTTTAACTTCTGGATTGGAGATTCCTCTTTGAAACTCTTGTCCCAAACTATATGTTCTATTATTTATTACAGTTGTAATACCAGGATTTGATTGTGTTCCAAAATCAGTATCAATCTCTAATGCTGATATTGTTCCTGTTATTAAAGTATTTCCTCCAGCTCCAGGTTCAGAAGTAAAGTTTACTTTTCCATACCCATATTGTGGACTATAATCTCTAGTTTTATCATAGTTAAATCCATAAAGGGTTCTATCTTGCCAATACTTTAGAATACCTGTGTTTTCATCATAAGAAACAACTCTTCCTACAGCAGTAACTCCAATAGAAACATTTTGCATTATAATACTATCTGGTTCATATCTTCCATCAGAAATATTTCCTATAAGTTTTAATGCATGTACGGCACTAACTTTATCATCATTTAAAATATCACTACTTCCATATTTTTGCGGATTTTCTACTATTCCAAATCTTGCAACCTGATTCCCTAAAACAAAATCTGGATTTTGAAGATCATTTTCTATTCTACAATAAACCAATACCCTAGTTGTACCAAGCTCTCTATAAATATCATAACCATGTCCACCTTTAGGTGGAATAATGACATCTACAATAGGTTCTCTATATCCAATCTCTGTTGTAGGAACACCTCCAGATGCAAAGTCTACTACTCCGTATGTATATCCAGAACCACCATTTGTAATAATAACAGAATCTAACTTAGATTCTCCATCTATTATTATTGTTGCTTCAGCACCATAACCATCTCCCTTTATAGGAACTCTGTTGTAAACTTGATTAGCTGGTCCTATATTAGATCCACTATCTTTAATTACAATATTTTTTAACTGCCCACTAGTTTCTGCATGAAGCTTAATAGTTGCAGTTGCTTCATCTTCTCCCCAATTATCTGGAACAGGAATATAATCAACACCATCAAACTTTATAATATCTGATGGAGATATTGTGTATAAGTATTTCCAAAGATAACCATCATTACTATTTCCAGCTGGTTTTGGTTCTAAATCAGTAAAAACTGGTTCATCCAAAGATGGTTTTCCTTCTAGATTATTTTCATCAGTTCCATTATGAATACAAATATAAACTTTATAATCTTTATTTACAACATAATAGTTGGAATAATATAAACTAGTTGCTTGAGATGGTTGAGATAAATTTGTTCTGCTTATATCATGTCTATACATGTCATAAGTAAATCCAGATTCCCAAGTTACTTTTCTTATAACTCTTTTTACATCTGATGGATTTATTTTTTTTAAAGCTGTTATAGTATCCCAATAGTCATTTTCATCATCAAAACAATCTTTTGGTGATGGTGGATTCAAATCCCATTCTGAATCATAATCGGTTGCATTTGGAAGACCGATGAATGCATAATAAGTATTTGAAGATATAGCAATATTGTTAATAAAGTTATTAACATTAAGTATTCTTAATTGATCAGTTATGATTGCTGACATTTTAATCGTTTTCTTTATTTATGAGGTTTATAAGTATGATTTAAAATCTAGACGATTTTTTCTCATAATAACAGGTGATGTATTTATTCCCGATAATCTACCAGTAGGAACATTAAATGACTTGGGCAATCTTCTTCCAAGGTTACTAATCTTACCCCAACTATAAGTTCCACAGAATCCAGTAGTAATGCCAAGAGGAACAGTATTAGAACTATCTATCTTAACTTCAACCCTAGTCACATCAGTAATACCTATTCCAGGAATATCTAGTTGTGATGTTGTTTTTGCTACTACAATATAAACATTATCTATAAAAGAATTTCCAATGGAAACTACAGATCCCAAAGAATCTTTAGATATTACTCCATTACCAATATTTGTATCTCTAACAACAAAATAATCTCCAGTCTCTATAGAAGACAATCCAGTAGTTGCAATACCTACAGAAACATCTATATTTCTAAGATAAGAATCTGGCGGAACAAATAAATCAAAGTCCATTGTAGTGGAATTAGACTTATTGATTCTAACAATATGTCCAAAATCACCTTTATATGTTACATTTACAATATCTTCTGCAACTGAAACTGGTGGATCAATAATGACATATGGTGGGTTTGTTGAAGTATACCCAGTTCCAGAAGATATTATATTAAATGAATCTATTGATCCATTAGAAACTGTTGTTGTTATAATAGTTTGGTTGGTATAAAAATCATTTTGATCAATAAAAGATGATACTGGAGGATTTGGTACTATTACCCTTGGTCCAGATGTATAACCAAGTCCAGTATTACTAAACACAATGGATGAAATAGTTCCAGCAGCAGATACAACTGCTGTAGCAGCTGCTGATACTAAGATATCTTGAGAAACTATGCTAATAGACTGTTGTAAACTCTTATTCTCAGAATATTCTCTTAAATCATCAAAACAAATCTTAACATTATCAACATAAACATCTGTCGAGTTTACATCAACTGGATGAATCAATCTTGCAACTGGTAAAATATATGGTTCATAGATAGATCTAGATTTTCCAATATATTCTCCATTTACAGAAATATCATTTTTTTGTAAGCAGAGCTTTATTGGTCTAATAATAGATTCACTTTTATCTAATCCTGGACCAGAGTAAGCATTAGTTTCTACTGTATTTGTATTTACAATATCTGATATCTGCCTTTGATTTTGTTCATATAATGGGTCATCACTTTCAATGATTAACATATCTCCCTTTTCAACTGGTTCTAAAATATTAACATCTTTTGTATCAATATCTCCACTTCCTCTATAAAATAGAATAGAAACTTTACTACCAACTTCTAAAGGATTTGGAAACTCTATAATACTTCCATTTTCAAATACATATCCTTCTCCAGGAACTTGTAATATATCATTGACAAACACTAATAATGTGGATTGTACGTCAATCTCAGAACCTTGTTTAGATCTAATAGTCGTTTGCTGACCATCAATAGATATTGGGAAAAATCTTCTAACACCATCAATAAGATTGTTAATAGAATCGATAGGTTGAAGTTCTCCAAAATGCCAACCAGAGAAATCATCAGTATATACAGAATCTACAATAATACTAAAGTTTTCAAAAGAACCATATTCAGATGTTGTTGGTATTCCAGTTTCTCCTCCAGTTGGTAATGTTAAAATATCTCTTATTGCAAAACCATAACCATAGTTCTTTATTTCATAACTAATAACACTAGAATCATTTCCAACAACAAGATCGATATAAGCTTCAGTACCAACACCAGTATATGGAGGCTGATATTGTAAAGGTATATTGTGATATGGGAAAGGATCATCAAAAACAACTATGGGTGGATTTGATGCTGTATAACCAGTTCCAGGATTAGTTATTGCGATAGAAACTATAGAACCATTATAAGATGTTGCAAATCCAATATATTCAACATGTTTAGATAAAGATTCTGTTTTTATTCCAATTTTAATAGAAGTTTGTATGCCAGATCTATATCCAGATCCAGAATTTCCAATTGAAATATTTGAAATAGATCCTGATGGTGATATTATTGCTGTTCCACCAGCAGAAACTAATGGCTGATAACCCAAACCTTCAGATGATCCAATAGAAAGAATCATTCCCCCTCTGGGTAATCCAGACATGTTTATATCATAATATCTACTTGTATTATAACCAACAAATTTAATCGTTGTTTCTCCACCATTTTCAAGCATATCATAGTTTCCATCTACAAATGTTGCAGTTGGAATTTGGAATACATTATTGATGAGTATTGCAGCATGTTGAGATGCAATACCAGTAATATTTCCCCCAAAACTTTTCAATACAAAATCAGTATCAAATCCTGTAAATTTATCACTTATAGTATCTAAAATAAAGTTATTATAGTATGGATCTTGAGATCCTCCCTCTTGAGATGACCTCATAAAAACTCTTCCATTAAACTTAGATCTTACATCTAATCCAAAATAATCAACTTCATCTGGTTTGTTTAATGGATTTTCAAACTGAACGTTTCCAAAAGGAGCTTCTGGAAAATAAACAGTATTATCAACAATATTATAGTTAGCAGTAACTTTAGTAACAATAGATCCAGAAGAATGTGAAGCTCTCTTAGTACCAATAAAACCTCTAGTTGTATAGACATTATTTGGATTGTCGTTAAATCCGATGACAAATATTCTCATAATCTCATCATCAATTTGAACTAAATCACCACCAGCGAATCCAGATACATCGCTAAACTCTAGAATAGCATTAAATGGAGTAGATTCTATTGCTAAGGTTGATGTTGTTGATGAAGAAACTACAGGTGCTTGAATAATATTGTCTAAAGATATTAGAGCTCTTGTATTTTGTTTTTTACATGTTAAATAATGATCTGTTGTTATTCCTAAAGAAGTAAACTCAAAAACTTTTGGTGTAAATGCTAATGCGTCTTCTGCTGTAGCTGCCAATTTAATACTAAGATTATCAACTCTAACGGCATAAACTGTTGTTGGAAGTTTGTCAGTAACTCCTATTCCAGGAACTGTTGTTGATGCAATAGAAATAGCATTATCGCTGGAAAAATCTGAGAATCTATATTTATAATCCAACTCTTCTCCAGTAACAAAATAATGTCCAGGAACATTTAAAATATTATCATCAAAGTTAAAAGTTTCTTGTAATGTTGGATTAACTATTTTTTGGAATAATGGTTGTTCTTTATGATATAAATCAAATGATTTTCTTATACTCAAATCTGTACCAACATATTCTCCCCATCCAGAATCAATCTTCATATTTCCTAAATCAATGATTTCTTCTGGTTCAATCAAATCATCATAATATCCAATATTAAACTGGAACATTCTTACATCTACATTTATATCTGGTTCTGGAGTAAACTCTATTGTACAGAAGCTTCCATCAGACGAAGCTCCAAAAGTTCCAATCCCAATGTCTGTTCCACTTGCCACCATTCCATTAACATATTCAATAGATTTATTCCAAGATGACATAACAACAAATTCTGTATAAAAATGAGTTCCATTTGTCAAATCTTGAACAGAAGCTAAAACATATGCAGCATCATATCTTGGTCCAAACGAAGATATTCCTACAGCAGATGGTGATGGAGATGATGAAATAGATTTGTATGATGTTTCAAGTAAAGCGCCATTTATTGATGCTGTCCCAACTCCAATAGCATTAGATGAAAATGTAGTTACAGAAGTATCTACATTAAAAGATGTTGCATTTGGTGTATCAATATCAGTTAAAACTACAATTTCGGATCCATCTATAGAATAACTAAATGTTGCGATTCCTGGAGTACTATTTGAACTTCCTCCAGAACTATTGAGGAATCCATATTCATTTAAATAAATATCATTTCCATCACTTGTTATTATAATCTCATCAGTTTGTACATATCCATTATCTGCAGATACATGTATTATAAGTTTATTGGAGGTATTTGATAAAGGAAGTCTTAATATTTCAGTGTTACCGATTCCAATATTGTGTTTCTGTTCAGAATACATAGAAACTGCATCACCTAATATTGGTAATGATCCAACTCCTATAATATTTGTATCAAGTTCTAATGATGTTGCAAACACATAATAATTTGATATTTTATATTCATCTGGGAAAAATCTTAAAATAACATCAGTACCAGAAATTTCTGCATCAAAATCACCAAGATCATTATTCTTTGGAATTGTTTTACCGTAATCAACATTAAAAACATTTAAACCATCAGAAAGTAATAATACAATTCCAGATTGTCTTTCAACTGGATTATCAATATTTTCAACAACTACAAAATATTTTCTAAATCCTACAGTTCTTGTATAAGAATCTATATCAGAATATCTAGTAGCTCGTATCTCTTGATTAAATTGTGGGGAAATATCATCAATACTTAAAACTCTATTTCCTATTGATTCAACATAATCTTGTAATAGTTTAGATTTGAGTTGTATTTCTTTTGATTTTCTAGACTCATTTATTACTCTTAAAGATTCTGTAGAAGTGTCAAAATCACTATAGCAATCAATATCAACCACTTGATAAATATCTGCTATTCCACTAATATTTCCAGAATTTTGTTCTGTATTAATTCCAATAAACTCTTCTGGTTCTGATGGGACTAATAAATCACTAAATCTCTTAAATCCAACAGTATGAGTAAGATTTTTTACATAAGGATTCCATCTTTCGTAATCAACTTCAGATTTTACAGAATATGAAAAATACTGATAATAATCACTATCATGAATTCTTTGTGTGTCATCATTTAAGAATCCTTTTTTAGTTGACCATCCATTTCTGACAATAGAACCAGCAGAAACTGGAAATTCAATTTCTGAATCAATAGCATTAATAACTTTTGATCTTCTTCCAGATGTCAATCCTTTCAAATCATCTCCAATATTAAACTTATCAAAAGTAGAAATTCTTATTAAGTCTCTTTCATAATCAATACTCAATATTTTTCCTCTGGAACCTAACTCAGAGATAACTTCTTCTTGAGGTAAAAACTTGGTTTTAAATTTAGTTAATTTAAACTGAGGTAAATAACTTTCTGGAACTATTTTTCCAGAAGAGTTGAAGACATTATAATCTCCAGGATACTCGTCTACATTAATAAGTCCTTCTAAGCTATATGTTACAGTTGCTCCAACACCACCAAGTTTTGGATCACTATCTATAACTTCAAATAATGTATAGTTATAGTTTTCTGAGTTATATCCCTTACCAGTTGTTCCTACACCAACACTTACATTTTCAATCAAAAATTTATCTCCAATATTAAATGGAAATTCATTTAATGTACTATAAGATGAGTTTATTTCAACAGTAACATGCTTATTTTCATTATTGTAAGTTATTGTATTGATACCAATACCATTGGTATTATTGATTGTAAGTATTCTTGAAGGATATTCGGATATATTATAAGTATTTTTTATAATATCGACCTTTCTTCTAACAATATCATAAGAAAACTCTAGATCATCTAAAACTTTATTGGTAAATCCATCTATTACAATAATATCTGGTGGTAATGAATACCTTTTACCTGGATTTATAACTTCTATACTTTCTACCGAAGATTTATAGTCAAGCTCTAATATTGTAGGAACTTGTGATGTTGGTCTAAGAGTATTATCAGAATAATAATCAAATCCAATGTTGTCAAAATCTATATTAACTGGTTGTCCAATATTATCTGAGTTTACTTTTAATATTGCCCCATAACCATTTTCAGAAGATATATCGATTATTTTTGGTATCTTCTTATATCCTTCTCCATAAGATTGAATTTTTACATCAGCAATTTTACCAGAAGCATTTTTAGTATCCAAATAATATTCAATAGATGTTCCTGTCTGTTTTTGATATTTAGAAAACTCTGGATTTTTTACTAGAGGTGCAGAAAAAGATGTTAATGTAACATCATTAACTACATATTTACCATTAAACTTGCTTTCAAGCATGTTAATAGAATTATGGTGATAACCACCAGTATTTGCCTGTGTATCTACAAATAACTCAACAACTTCCTTATCATTTCCAAATACATTTCTTGGAGATAAATTGTAATAAAGTTCAGATGGCAAATCTTTTACATTTCTCAATCTTACAGAAGCATCACTACTTACTCCAATAGATCCTTGATATAAAACATTAAACTCCTTTCTAGTTGCTGAAGTAAAATACTCATGCATTAAATGATGATCCCAATATAATCTAAAATCAAAAGATTCTCTAGATCTAAGTTCATTTATTGACAAGGAAGAGTCTGATAAATCAAAAACTACTTCTGAATACTGATATATTTCTAATGGAGGATTAACTGGTAAAATAGATCCAGAAACAGCATCTGTAATGTTTACCGCATTTAAACCGATGTTCGCATCATACTGGGTTTGGCATAATTTTATTCTATCTTTGTTTATTACAGAAACATAATATATTTGATTGTTTATTAATCCAGTTGGTAATATAGAGTTAGTTTTGTATATTACAACTTGTCCAGAATAAAACTTGTGATTTGGTAAAGTAATATAGTTTTCTAGAACGTTTACGTCAGAAGATGGAAAATCTCTTCTTCCAATAATAACTCTTCTATTTTCTCTATTGTATTCAACTTTAAATGTTGTTGTTATTCCACTAACTACTTTAACTTCAAAAGAATCACCAACATTTAATCCATGTGGAGTAGTTGTTGTTACCTTTATTCTATCATCAAATATATTACATCTTAGTTTATTTTGATATATTGGAGTGAACTTATGAACAGAACCAATACCAACACTATCAAATACTAATAGTTGTGGATTTGTTGATATTCCAGATAAAGTGGTGGTCAATCCAATAGTATTTGAATTTATTCTAGAAACAAATATTTCTGGAGCATCTGAAAGTGAGAATCCATTAGAAATAATAGAAGAACCTCCCTCAAAAGAATAATCTAAAATATCTCCAGTATTTAAGTTATGATTTGTTATATTGATGGTTATTGTTCCAATACCAACATCAAGTGAAGGTTCAATATAAATTGAATTTTGATATTTATTTGTAAACTCAGTTACAAAACTATTTTGTATTGATAACTCAAACCTTCTAGAATCTTCCACTAATCCAGAAGATAATACGTGTGATGTTCCAATAGAATTTAAATATTCTCTCTGCACAAGTAGTCTAGAATTTGGAGAATCTATTTTTAATACTTTAAACTTTTCTCCATTTGATTCATATACATCATCCGCATAAATATTTTCAAAATTAGTAATGACAGAAATATATGTAACAATACCAGTCGAAGAAACTTCTGGTAAAGATTCTTTTAAAGTAACAATATTATAATCAACTTTTATAGGAGATGTTGTTAGTTTATTATTGTTAAATGATAAACTTAATACTTCTCTATTAGTAAATCCATGAGGATCTGAAGTAAATCCAACAAATCTATTATTTACTTTTATAATATCACAAGTTTTTGTATCATCAGAAATAACTTCAATAGAAGATACTTCTTCACCTCTTACTTTAGATACTTCTGCTTTTGCTCTAAATGAATCTATCTGACTTTCAAATACTACTCTATCTCCAACTTTATAATCAAAACCTCCAGTTACTATTCCAATACTATTAATATTTCCAAAAGTTGTAGACTTTACAATAGCATTTTGATTTCTATAAGATCTATCGTATTTTAAATATGGATATCTGGTATTTTTGTAATCAAAGTTATATGGATTTGTATTTCTCAATAAATTACTATTATCAAGATTGTAATCACTTAAGTTTGAAAAAGGACTAAAGTTAAAATCTATTGGATCTGAAACATAATAATTTCCAATAACATAAGGAAAAGACGGTTTTTTATATGACTTAAATGGTCCATTAGTATCAGAAAAAGTATTTAAAGTACAAAAATATGCATATGTTCCATTAGGATATTCTGGAGTTATTGTGTATCTGCCATTATGTACATCCAAATCACCAGAGTCATTAAAAATATAATCTTCGATAAAAAATCCTGCTGGATATAAATTTAAATCTAATCTATTTTTATCTTTATTTAAATCACTTCTGAGGGAATATCCAGACTTCATCTGGATTATTTTTCCGCCAGTTCTAGAAGAAAATCCGTATGGACCATAAATAGGATTTCCGTCATAAGCCCATCCAAGTATTGGAGAATGTGAAAGAGACTCTGACTCAGTTCCATTAATAAGCTCTAAATCTGGATTATATGTTACTTGCCCATTTAAAAATCTTTGTGCTAAAGAAATCTGTCTAAGTTTTCTTGGAGCATAAGTATGAACAAATTCAATACCTCTTCTCTTATCTTTTCCTTCATATAGAAAAGCATCTTCTGGTGATACTAATTGTGAGTTTATATACTTTTCAACCAGATTTATAGTCCATTTTTGAATATTCGCTCTTAATGATGCATTTTTTCCTCTATTGGAAACTACTAGTTTAGTTGAATCTTTAGAATATCCAATCCCTGGATTTTGTATTATAACATCTACAATAAATCCATTTTCTATTACTGGAAGTAATACAGCTTGAACACCAGAACCAATAACATTAATTTCAGGAATAGAATAATAATCTTTACCAGGATTTTCTATTATAACAGTTACAATTTTTCCTTCACTGACAACTGGTTTTAATCTCGCATTTCTTCCCTGAAGTATTTCTATATTTGGTTGAGAATCAAAATTAATAATATCAGAACCATATTTTGATCCACCATCTTTTACAAATATTGAATCAATTTCACCACTAAAAATGGGTCTAATAACAGCTCCAGTCTCTGCATTTAAATCTGTAAAGTTTAATGATGATCTTCCTTCTATTGTTACTTCAATATCTTGGTATTTAAAATTATGTTCTCCTGTAGGAGATCCAGAAAATCTTATATATTTTTTTTGTTTATAAAAAATATCCTTTTGGGTAGAAATTCCTGATATTTCACATAACCTAAAACTATTATTATCAACTTTTAGTACATAATAATCAGTAGATGAAGAAAGTCCAGAAACTGGAGATACTGTTGGATTATAAGATACTATTTCTCCACTTTCATATCCATGATTGTTTATAGTTATTGTATTTTTGAATGTACTGATTCCAGATGAAGAACAAGATCTAAACTTTGTCTCGTATCCACTACCACGATTTAGAACTTCTATGTTCTTAACTCTATTCTTTTTAGTACTTGATATAAGTTTATGTTTTCCTATTCCAAATTGCGATAGATTTATTGTTCCTATTCCAGAAGATGCTGATTTTTCAGATCTATGCAACTTTATATTCCAAGGATCTACTATAGAGACATAATAATATCCAGATGTAGTAATGCCACCAACAGCCTTTTGTCCCTGAGGATCATATTTTACTAGTTCTCCATTTTTAAACTTATGATAAGTTGAAAATCCAATAATATCGGAGGAAACATCTATTGATGAAGAATCAAATACTGAATAATGCTCATATTTTTCAAGATTAACTTTAACAGATGCGCCAAATCCATTTCCACCAGATATTTTTATGACAGGAACATCTTTATAATCAAAACCAGAATCTATTACCTCAATAGACTTTAAATATCCTTTAACAGAAGCTGTAGCAGAACATCCAGATCCTTTTAAATCTGTTATTTTTATTGCTGGAATATTAATAACGTCATATCCAGATCCTTTAGAAAGTATATCAACAGATTCTATTTTTCCATACTTGAAAAAATCTTTAGATTTATAGTTTAAGACCTCAATTCCATTTCTCCAAATACCAGTTGTACCTGGTTTTGTCATTTTTCTCATCATACTATTATTAGTATGATTATGTTTTGGTGATAATGGAATCTTTCTTATAATATCTTGAGGATCTATATTTCTAGTATCAAAGTTTTTATATGTGTAATCGTAAGATTCAATAGTATCTCCATTTACTGTTCCCGTTAATAAAACGGGCTTATTTGTATAAATGTTAGATCTACTTGAATAAAGTTGTATTGTTCTATCGGTTATTCTTTTAACATAATATATTCCCTTATTAATATTTAAATTTTGTTGCTGAGATTCATCAATAATATTAATAACTCCACCCATCGATAGATGTTTTAGGCATTGATAATATAATACATCTGGTGTATCTTCTTGAACTTCCCAATATAATATTCCATTAGAAACATCGTTATTTTTAATACCGTTATTATATTGATCTGAAATAACTCCATTTCTTTCTTCTTGAATCCTAAGAGGATGTATTCCTGTAAAATTAGAAAATGTATATGTTTTTCCTCTTATTAAAGTTAAAGTAGGATTATTTTCATACTCACCATTTTCTGGATTTATAAACTTATAGCTTGTAACACCATTTGACTCAATCACATATTTTGGTACATATGCTATAACCCTTGGTTTATATACTACAGCATCTCCAGTATAAAAACCATGCTTACCAATATCAATAAGAGTATCATTATCAAAATTTCCTGAAAAAGATCTAGTTCTCTTATTTACGTTTAGTTCTTCAACTTCGAATGATGGTCTATAAAGAGGCAACGATTGAGAGTTTACATAAACATCTTTGGTTTCTTTATCATAATAAGTATTTTGAACATCTGATGGATAACTAGTTATCCCATTAAAGTTTGATTTATTAACCTTTTTTTGTAAAGTATATTTTACATTTGGATCCAATAAAACTCTTGTTCCCCTGACAGAAACAGAATATTCATTAATATATTCTATTACATTACCATTAAAGGTTACAAATCCAATGTTTGGAAAAAGTTTAATACCTTGTCCAACAGAAAAATCATGCTTGTCATATAAAACAACCGTATATGTAAAATCTTTTTCATCAACTAAAACTATAGATTTGACATCATAATCTTTAGAGATGTTATAAATCCAGCAATTTGTTCTTGGATCATTTTCTAAATCTATTCCAAGTGTTTTATATGGTAAAACATCACCTTTTTTCAGATATTTGATTCCAAGATTTGAAAGGTTTATGTCATTATCAAGAACTCCTGTTATTCTTACTTTAGTTGGATTTTTAGATGTTCTTACATATGCAAAAACATCTAAGTAAACATCTGATCCTAGTTCAAAATCATAAAGGACATTAGTACAGTTTAAAAACTGTGTAGATGTTTTTGAACCATATTGTATTTTACGATCAAATCCATCAACATCTTTTATAATCAAAGTTCCACTTAATGGAAATCCAATAGTTGAATCGACATCAATAAAGTTTTGTAGTTTTGATATTTTTTGAATATTTTTTGTTTTGGGATGTATAGTAAAGTTTCCATAAGTAGAATCATAGTTTTCTTCTACCGAACTGTCTATGTAAAGAGTATAAAAGTTCTTATCATCTCTTTGTAGTGTTTCAACTTTTGTTATAATTCCTCTTGTTTGAGGAATATTAAACTGCTCATCTTGATATAATGTTCTATTTTGTAAAGATTCAATATCTCCTTCTAATAACTCTACTACAACGTTTTTTGTAATAGTGTATCTAGAGCTAGAAGGTTCTATTAGATTATTGCTTGGAATGACAATATCTACTGGTTTTCCAAAAATAGCTTTAAAAAGAAGGTCAAAAGAACACTCTGATCCTTTTGCAAGATAAAACTGTCTTATATTCTTAACAAAAGTCGATTCATTTAGTGTAGAATAAAAAGTTTCGTTTTCAAATCCAGGAGATATTTGAACTTTTATTTTATTAAAAAACTCTTTTAGTAAAATAATATTTAAGTTTAATACTTTATCTCCAACTACATGTTTAGACGCATTAGTCTCTTCAAAAATAAGTCTATTCGTATCTTTATTGTTTCTTAGTCCAGTTATTGCAGAAAATCCTCTTTTGCAATCAGAAAATTTGGATCTTTTTACAACACATCTATAAAGCTCAGATCTTTCATACCCATCAATTTCATCAGAAACTATAGGAGTAAAATCTACATTAACACTATTTCCACCTTCCGCCAAGCTTACTATTTTACCTTCACTAATAAGTTTACCACTAAGATTATAAACTTTTACATACCATCCGAGTAAAGTATTTAAATCTTCCGCTTCTAGACTATTTAATTCTTTTAATCCTGGTTCAATTCTTGCTAAAAAATCTACATCAGGAAGAGAAATGGCATTTTCATAGTATATAACTTCTGATCCAATCTTAACTAATCCTTGATTTGAAGAAAATCCTCTAATACTATCTACATATATTTCTTTATCATAATAAGTTACATTAGAATATAAAGAAGTACTTTCTATTAGGTTAGTAATATTATCAATATTTACATAGTCACTTAGATTTTGTATAATATCTAAAGAATTTCCAGAAGTTTCTTGTGATTTATAATATTCTCTTAAAAATTCAATAAGAAGAGGATATTGTTCTAAAACATAATCTGGAACTATATTATGTACAAGGCTGTTGAGAGTTACTTTTTCCATATTTTTATAGTCTTATGAACTGTCCTCTAGATGATTTGTAACTTGATGAAGTGATGTAAGTTGAACCAGAAGTATCTTCTCCAGAAGATATAGGATCTCTTATCATATTTAACTTACTATTACCAAAGTCTAATTGTAAATATAAATCTTGTAATCCAATAGTGTCATTAGATATTGGTGTTGATGAAAGTTCAATAACTGGAGTATTAAACTTATTTTTGAGTGTAGAAGTTATAATAGTCGGATATAATGTTATTTCTCCTTTTTTATAGTTTACAACTCCGTAGTTTCTTCTAACTATGACTGGAACTCCGCTATTCATTTTAAATAAGAATATTTCTCCCATACCATTACCTTTGGGAATGTCGGAAAAATAGACAGTATCTAAAACATTTGATACTCTAAATCCAGAAGTTTTAATATTATAACCATCACAGTTATCTACATGTATTTCATTTCCATAACATATTTCATATTCAGCTAATGCATTTATAGATGCTTTTAGATCTCTTCTCATTGATATATTGGTGACATTAGAAGTGATAGAAGGATCTGTCTCATCAATTGTCTTTAAAAACTTACTATATTTAAATCTGGCACCATACTTATTTAACTCTGTAGAATTTGCGTATTCTTTTATATTATCTAAAATATTTGATTGTAGTGTAAGTACATCATTAACCATATTAGAGTTATAATAGACTGAACTATTAAACTCAACATAAAGATATTTTAAATCGATGATTTCTGGTTTAATACCAGCAACACCATATTTTGTTAGTGAATCTTTTATATTATTTTTTACTGTAAGGGGAAGAATTTCTCCTTCATAAGGCTTTATAGTAATGAATACTTTACCAAATTGTGGTGGATCTAGTTCTTCTCCCCCAAAAACAGAGACTGATTCTGCTTCTGGAAATATTTGTGATACTATTGCTTCATAGTCAGATGCAGTAACTGCTCTTGATTGCGCTGCATATAATCTAGGAGCATATTTTTTAATAGAATCAATGGATTCTATCTCTCTTCCTCCTTGAGTTGGTGAATCAGATGTTATAGCAGATACTCCAACTGCTAAAAATCTATTATTATCATCATAAATCTTTCCAATATAAGTAAAATCTCTAACATTATTACCATTTTCTCCAGAATCACTTATAATATAACTAACTTCTACAATATTTGCATCATCTAGTTTTTTACCAATAACACCATCACCAAAAATCAGTTCATATCTCTGATCTTCTATTTCCTGGATGAAAAATATTTTTGTGTCTTCTCCGACACTACATATATCTTTACACACATTATATGTTTCTACGATGGTGCTTTCTGCACTTCTTCTTACTTTGACTCTAATGGTACTAGTGTCAATGTTTTTATTATCTAAGATAAACCTTTGATTTGGGATTAAACTATCGATAACAAACCTATTTGTTACCATTGACCCTTCATATATTTCAACATTGTTGAATACTGCTACCCCATTAATTACTGGTACTTGAATATCATCTAATGTTGAATATATGGCTCTATCATCAATAAATCCAGAAGCTGCTGCAGCAACTACTCCCTTTCTTAATGTTAATGCTTTTGGGTCATAGTTTGATTTATCTGTAATATCTACGATGAAGGAAATAGTAGTCTTAGCACAATTTCTTGATCTAGGGACATATCCAATGTGTTTTGCTAGAGATACTACGTTTTCCCTTAAAGTAGCACTATCAAGAAATATCTCATTTGTTACCATATTGGCATTATATGCCGATATGTAAGTATTATATGCTAAAACATCTATGATTGTTGAAAGATTAGACCCTTCAAAATCATAATCTGTAAAGTTTGAATTTGATCTTAGATATTGTATTATGCCAGATTTTATCTGATCAAAGTCTAAGTTTGTAAAATTTACTATTGACATTTATCTTGTAGGTTGTAATGCGAATGATAGTTGTTGAGGTAATGCATCTATACCAACAATAGTATATGTTACCGTAACATTAAACTCATAATCATCATAGTTTGGTTTTACTACAACCTCTTGAAGTTCAACCCTTGGTTCATAGTTTTCAATTGATAATGTTATTTGATCTTTTATTAAAGATGCTGTCATAAAATCAAGATTATCAAATAAAAGTCTTGAAACGTTTGATCCAAATACTGGGTTAAATGGTTTCTCTTCAGGTGAAGTAAGAATAATATTCCTAATAGAACGAGCAATAGCGGTCTCATTTTTTATCGCAATAATATCTCTATTCAGAGGATTAATCTGAAAAGAAGCACTAATGTCCTTAAAGTCCTTTATTACCCGTTCTAAAGGCATGAAATACTATTAATCTACTTTATATTTATCACCCAAATATTGGTTCTGTGCCATAACTCCAATCATCATAGTCATCGTCATTACGGATTCTTTCATGAATCTCTTTTTGAATCTTAAAATCATGCTTTTTAGGTGTCATATCATCTTCATTGATTTCACGAAGCATTTTTGGTTTTGATTTTCCTGACCAATAGTCAGTAACTAGACGTGTTGTACCCCAAACTTCTTTCATGTAATTAACATCCCTATCTGGTTGTTGATGGATTGCCATCTTTTTGCTCCTATTTAGGTTAACAGAACTTTTTACGGGGTTTCTATCCCGCTTTAGTCTATTATTTTTATGTCAATATACTTCTATTTACCATATTTTTCTTCTTACAGAGCGGTTTTCGCGCTGGTGAAGCTTATTTTTTCATATTTCTGTAGAGAAAAGCGCCACATAAGCATAAAAAAAGTCGAATTTAGACATAAAGATCATAAAAGATCTAAAAATAGGTCTAAATTTCCGACTTTTTTGTTATTTTTTAGTATTTTTTATTATTTTCCCTGACCTCGATAAGGTTTCCGTGCATTATTACGAGAAGTTGCAGAATATTTCGTGTTCTTTCCTTGACCTTGGCGAGTAGATTTGGGTTTGGACTCGATTTTTTCTGCACCAGTAAAACTAGGTCGCTTTGCCATGATTAATTACCTCGATTTTTATTAAAGTTGGGTCGTAAACATCATTATCATAGATCTGAGAAGCTATTTCGTCAAGCTTTTCAGCAGTTTGTTCATAACTTAGTCCTCTATAAAGAATCTCTCCGTTATAGAGGATATTAACTAATGGATCAGATGACACGAGTTTTTTCATGTCCCACACGAATGCGTGGATCACACCAGATCTCAAAACCTGCTTCGATAGCATCGAGACAGAATGAGACATCTTCTCCGCACATATCTTGCACTGCACCTGATTCAAAGACTTGCATCTTAGGTGCAAACCATGGATACTTAATCTCAGGATGCTCAAATACTCCGTTCTTAATCATAACCCATCCAAATCCTGTATAGTCTACAGTGAATGGCTTACGACGCTTGCTGATACCATCAACCATCTCATGGTTCATAACACCACCATTACCACGGAAATCATCTTCATCTAACCAATGAGCAACTGATGTGGTACGACCATCTTCAGTACAATACCAACCAGCAACAATCTCCTTCTCATCACCATCTTCAGGTAGTGCTAGATCACATAGTTGCCAAAACTTCTCAGTGTTGAATACAATGTCACTATCAATCCATAGTTGATAATCATATTGAAGTTTACCATCCCAAGGTACTTGATCTGGTCCTCTGAGAACATTTGCACCAAGACACTTACAACGTGCAAAGTTAACCATGGATGAGTAATCTTGAGAAATCTGAATACTCATACCGTTTTGTACAAGATCAAAACATAGTTGTACAAAACTCTTTAAAAATGTAAAAGAACATCCGCGTCCTGGTAGGCAAAATACAATCGCCTTACCTCGCATACGCTCTTTGATTGCTTCATAATCCCACTGTTCTGTGTCTGCTGATGCACTACTCGCTGTGGGCGTTTTTGCTTTTACCGTAAATCCTTTTGCCATAAGAGAATAAAAACCTCAAATCAATTATACTGTTTTATTTAGTACCTGTCAATGGGATGACTCTATCGTAATATCCCTATTGACTTCTAACTCCTCATAGTTTAAATCTTCTGTAGTGTACTGTGTGTCCAGCAAGTCAATCATATTATATAATGTCTCCCAGACTGATTTGAAATCATCCTCGGAAACATTATGCATAATACATTTTTCTTTTGCGTAGATATGATAGATCTTATTCATGAAAAAAATTTATTCCGATTTTTTTTTCTGGCGCTCTTTTATTAATCTCGCCTTATTATGTATTATATTCAGAGAATCTTATAAGAGTCTCAGAAAGATTATCGGATAAACTCTCTCATATACTTTAATCCATCTTTAGTTTTTCCTTTTCTGATAAACCTCTGAAACATCTTTATACCCCTCGGAAAATTTTTTTGAGTTTTTATATCACTCTCGCGTTTTGTCACCTCTGTAGGTTAGGGATGTTTGGGTTTTTAATTACGCTACGCCCCGCTTATCATAATAACCCGTAATCGCATTTACTGTCAATACGAATAACGAATAAGTCGCATATACTGCTATAAAGAATAACGAAATAAGTGGGGGCACTGTGTATAACGAATGCCCCCACAATCTCATCAAGCAGCGATACGCATCAGACGATCTGCCTTGATCTCGTTGTTAACGAAACGACCAACAGATTCGCCCGCTTCGATCACCTTACTGAGAGAAGTTACGAAGGACGTAACATCGTTCAGGGTGTAATCGTAGGCACGTCCACCAGTAAAGGTGACGGTGGCGGTATTATCATCGAGGGCAATGTTCTCGATTGCAGTGCTGTTAGAGATTGCGAAGTTCATGATCAAAAGTAACAAATAAGGTGTGAATGTTGGTGGGTTTTATGACATCACCAGGTCAAAAGTATCAGGAGAAAATGTAACCGTTTTCGAAAGGAATCACGTTGCCATCAACACGCAGGAACCACTGATGTGCCTTCTGAAATACACTGTCGCCATCACATCCGTTCTCTTGGAGAATAGCATTCAGGCGAGACTTGGTGGTTTTAGACTTTACACCACCGTCGAAGATTTGCACGAAGTTCTCACCGAGGCGAGCAATAAGGTTGTCGTGCAGATAAACAGAGGTGAAATTGTCATAGGTAACAACCTCGGTGTTGTCGAGTTTCCAGTCCTGATAGTTAGCGATGGCGGTGTTCATCAGGCGCTCGATCTTACGCATTGTGATTGTTGCGGTGTGTGTGGTGGGGGTCGTTTCCCTCCCCCCGATGAACCTAAATTACAGGAGATCGGGGTGGAGATCAAGGGGTTGTGGACGGTTTTCTGATTGGCACACCTCAGATTCGATGACGCAAACCAGCAGGCAATTCTCGATTCCTGCGTGTCAATTCCATCCCGTAAGTTGCCGCCTGATCGAGATAGAAACCCTCACGAATCGGGTTGAAACCTTTCATCGCTTCAGCAGCAGAATAGCAATCCTTGATGATATACTTTAGGGTGTACACATCACAAACCTTTGCATGTGCTTCCCAACGATCGAAGTGCTCGGGTGTTGCGAACTGTTGAGTGCAGAGAGTGCTCATGGGTGTGTTCCCTTCGACCCTTATAGAATCCCACATCCCGCAGATTCGTTCTGTATCAACCGCTACCGTTTTGCTAATTGATACTTTACCAGTCAATGTCCATGTCTTCGACATAAACATCTACCTTCTCAGTTGGTTCTAGTTTGAATAACTTTTCAAAGTCAATCTGTCGAGGATCAAAATCATTTAAGACCTCCATATCCAGTGTGATCCTAACACGACGCTTCTGTGCTGAAAGGTAAGTAATCATGAGAATCTTTGGGTGATTGGATAACTTTTAAAGTATAGAATCTTATGGGGAAAATGTCAACTGTCGTGAGTGTATTTATGGGCATTCCCTATGATTTTTCATAAGATGTCTGAGAATGCTGATGTATGGGCGCTTGACTTTTTCGAGGTTTTATGATAGAGAGCGGTCTAAGATCACAAGACCTAGACACATTTAATAAGGTATTTAATAAGGTATTTAATAAGGTATTTAATAAGGTATTTAATAAGGTATTTAATAAGGTATTTAAAGGTATTT